GGCTATTTCCTTTTCGGAATTATCCTCCATCTGCGCGATTTCAAGTTCACGCTGATTGTTTCTTTCTTCCTGCAAAAGTTCAGCGGTACGACGTTCCTCCTCCAGACGCATCTTCCGAAGTTCGTATGCCCTCTGCTTGGGGTCATCCTTACTACCGCCACCGCCTTTCTTACCACCCTTTTTAGACTTATCGCGCTTGTCAAGGGCATTGAGTTGCTGTTGATAATATTTATACAACGCGCTGGACTGGTCAACCTTTTGCATCTGCGAGTTGATAGACTTGCGGATTTCGGAAAATTCCTCGGTTGTTTTGGCGTTCTTAATCTGGCTTTCAAGTGCGGTCTTGATAGACTGCATGGCCTGACTTTGATTGCTTTTATTCCGATTGTAATCGCCAACCATTAAATCGCTTTTAAGCTGACGATACAAACGCTTATCCACATCGGACATACTACCCTCGTTTAACTGAGAGCCGTAGCGGTCGATGAACTGCTGTAAGATAGCTGACTGCTCGGAATTAAGATGGTAGTTCTTGCCGCCCATCTTGAAATTGCTTCGCAGACGGGCGTTCCGTACAATCGCGTTATAGGCATCCAAATCGGCTTTTGCCATCTTTGTGCCGGGAGTGATTTTGCCGTTCTTTCCATACTTGGCAAGAAGATTCTGCAAGGTCTGACGTTCTGCGCCGGTCGTATTCAAGACCTGACCGCCCACATCACGGAGCGTAATCTTGATTTTGTCAAGTGTATTTAGTGCAATATCAAGATATTTGGTGTCAATGTAAGGCGTGGCTACGGCGTTGTCAACGTCTTTCATCTTGTCTTCCGCTTGCGCTGCCTTAACCGACGTTTCATCCAGCGCAGTGTTGTCGGTTGTCGGCGTAGCTGACGATTCATCGACATCGCCAATCTTGCCTTCCGCTTGTTCGGCGGCTTCAAAAAGTTCATGTATGTTGATAGGGTCTGCCAAAGGTTTGACCGGTTTTGCATTGATTTCATCAACCTCTTTCGATACCTTTGTCAGCTCCTCGGTCAATTTCTTGGAATCAAAGGTGGAATAATCAATTTCCGGCTGTGCCGCAGCCGCACGTTCAGCGGCATCCGCAGCGGCATTTGCTTGGGCTTGCGTCTTCTCGGTCAGCTTATCAAGCGTATTGGTTTTGTTAATAAGCTCGGAAACAAGTTTGGATGTATCCTTGATGTCAAGAACATACTGCTCGGCAAATCCCATCTGTTTCGCCAGTGCCTTTGCATCCATGTTTGCGGTTTGGGCAATTTCCGTCTGCAAGCGGGCAATTTCTTGACGTGCCTTTACAGCGGCTGCGTTTTCAATCTTTTGACCATTCTCGGTATAGGTTACATTAGCGGCATATTCCTTTTCAGCATCCTCAAGGAGTTTGACCATTTCAGTAAGTTCAGCCTTTTTGTTTTCCACCGTGCTTGCGATGGTATCGGCCATAATCTTGGATACCTCGGCGGCTTCACCTTTTGAGTCGTTTTCGATGATTTCTTTCATCTCATCCTTGAAAGATGTAGTTGCGGCATCCTTTTCTTCCTGAATAGTTGCAAGACGGTTAGCCATCTGTCGCGCTTCGCCCTCTGCCATAATCAGTTGGTTAAGCTGCGCACGGACTGCATTTAACTGTTCAATCTTATCTTTTTCCTTGTCGATGTGAATACCGTATTCTTCCGCAGCCTTGATAAGCTCCTCTACGGCATCCTTATGTACCCGGCTATCCTTATTTACCGAGTTCATCACGGCATAAAGCGTGTCGATATTGTTTTTCAGCTTCAACGTGGATTCGCCAAATCTTTCAGACATAGCGGATGATTCCTCAGCTTCATCCTTGAACGTCATAAACAGACCGATGACGGTTGTTAGGGCGGTTATTATCATGCCGAAAGGATTGGTCATAAAAGCGACCTTGAGGCCATTCCATGCGTTCTTGCAGGCGTTGGTGGCCGCAGTCAGCGCATACTTTCCGATTGTCAACGCCTTATCTTTTGCAGTCGCAAGGGCGGTCACGATTGTGCCGCGACTGGTAGCGGCGGTATTTACGTTTGTGGCCGCAGTGTTGGCGGTAGTCGCGGTAGTTTCGCCGATGACGGCGGCTGTGGCTGTCTGCTTCTGCACGGCCTGTTGTGCGGTAATAGCGCCGTTCAGTTCCTTTTCGGCTGTATTCACGCCCTCGGCTGCTGACTGCTGGGCGGTAATAGCGGAAGCCTGCTCTTCAACTGCGGCCATGTATTCTTCGGCGGCGGCTTTCTTATCGTCGGCATCGCCGGCGGCTTCTGCCATCTCCATCAGTTCTTTTGCAGACTCAACACGTCTTTCCGCAGCTTCTACAAGCTGGTCACTTGCGGCTTTCTGCATGTTCGCGCTTTCAAGGGCTGCTTGTTTGGTGTCAACGAGTGCCTGTGCGTAATCACGCTCATTCTGTAAGCGTTCTGCCGTGTCATTCGTAATAATTCCGTTGGCGTTGGAATCGTTGATGTCGGCATCAAGGCCACGCCCGGCTTCTTCGCGCTGGGTCTGCATGTCCTTGAGATGCGTTTCGTAGGTCTTCTGCGCTTCTTCTGCGATACGACGCTCATTCTCGGCGATGCGCTGCTGTTCCTGCTGCCATAAACGCCCCTGCTGGATTGAGTCGGCATACGTCTGGTCGATAGACCCTTTCTCAAGAGCTTTGCGTATGTCATCGTCGTAACCCTCCATCAGTTTGGCGTTCTGCATTTCCTGAATCTTGGCAAGTTCGGCATTGAAGCCATCCACGATACCCTTTGAAGCATCGATTACGGACTGCTTGGCCGCGAAATTGGAAAGCATTACCGAAGTCTTGTAAACACCGAAAGCCGCCGCAGCGGTGGCGAGTACCGGGATGATTCTGCCGATGTTTTCAACGATAGTGGAAGCCGTATCAATAACGCCTACGAGCGCACCCTCCATATTCTGACCCATGTCGTTAAACATTAAGTCCATCGAGTCGTTCAGTTTGGCGATTGCACCCGGTATGGTCTTTGATGCCGTTTCCGACATCTTGTAGTATTTGCCGCCCTCGCTTGTAGCGTCAAGAAATGCCTGCTGAACCATCTCGGCTGAAATCTTGCCTTGCGACATTTCTTCCTTGAGCGCACCGATAGACTTGCCGGTCTTTTCAGAGATAACCTGCAACGGCTGAAAGCCGGCGTTTACCATCTGCATCAAGTCCTGACCCATCAGCTTGCCTGCTGCCGACATCTGGGAAAACGCGAGCGAAAGCGACTGAAAGCGGCGGGTGTCACCCATCGCAATATCGCCGATAGCCTGTAAGTATCGCGGAACTTTATCAGCGTCAATGCCGAAGCCGAGCATCATCTGCGCGGTGGAAACAGTGGGCGCAAATTCAAGCGGCGATATTTTGGCAAACTCCTGTAATTCGGCGTTCAGCTTCTCGCCCTTACGCTTGCCAATCATCGTTTCGATAGATGCGTTCATCTGCTGGAACTGACCGCGTATGCTTGTGATTTTGGTAAGGAACTCACCCAGACCATACACGCCGGCAAGACCGCCCACGGCCATCATCGGTCGCGTCAGTAAGTCCTGTATGCGGTTGACCTCGGTAAATATTCCACTGAGGTTTTTCTTGATGCCAAATTCCATTTCCGCACCACTGCGCATTGCGGCCTGTGCAAGCTGACGATAACGCGCCGTGCTTTCGGCGAGTTTCTTGTTCAGTGCATCAATCGACGCGCCGGCCTGCCCCGGCCTAAAATTCTGAATTTGGGTCTTGGTCTTTGCGATTTCCTGTTGTAAACGTATCAGTTCGGAGTAATCCGCATCTACGTCAAATGCTAAATATGGCATGGCTGTTGAGTTGTTATTTTCAATCAGCCAATTTACCATGAAAGAGGGTGTTACACATTATTTTCCGCGCACGTATAACGTACTATCAGAAAAAAGTCGTAACTTTGTGCTTTGAAAGGCTAAAGGGTGTGCGCAGAAAGGGAATGATAAACCAAATATCACCCCTACTGCCAAGATGAACGAAAGTGCAAAAATCAACATTGGAAAGGTAGCAGCGTTGAAGAAGCTGCGAGAAAAAGTGAGCGAGCTTTCCGATGTAATGAAAGAATTGGGCGAGCCGATTCTTGATGACCTTGCTCTACTACCAGCAATCTACGAAGCATACAAACGTGTGTTCCAACGTCGCGGATGCCCGGATGAAGCCACAAGCGTCCGCAACCGCAAGAAATTTCTCATGGTCGTGTTGTATCTCTATTCGCCGAAAGCACTCGCCGGCGACAGGATGCGCATGGGATTACGAAAAAAAGTGTCGGAATTGTTCGGCTTGACTACAAGCACCCCAATATCCGACAACTGCGCGGGTCTTATCGTGCAATATCACGCTTACGCGGATTTCAGACGCGACGTTGACCTTATTTTCCAAGAGGTTTTGGATTCTCTTGATGATAAACTTATTGTTACTGACTAAATAGCGGAATACGCCGGCATCTTGATAGCATCTGCCGGATAGCCTACCATCGCTAACGCCTCGGAAAGATAAGCATCCATATTGGCGATAGCGGTGCGCCCCGACATACCCAGTCGCCAGAAGTACGACTGATATTCTTCCATGCTTTGATTAAGGTCAAGATGATACTTGTCAAAAAGTCCCTTAATGACGGCGCAATCCTCGTATCGTTCAGTGGATAAGGCGTATTGGAAAATGACGGTCAAAATCTGACTGCCGTAATCCATCAGTGCCTTTTCAAACTTATTCTCCATCGACGGGAACAACTTTAAGCTGCGCTCCGCATTTGGGGCAAAGGAACTCGTCCGCAGGTCTTTCTTTATTCGGCGCGGTGGCACGGATAGCGTCAAGCTCTTCATCTGACAAGAGCAGACTCCATGCCGGAACACCGAGGGCTTCGGCAATCTTCACAAAGGTTTCAACTTTGGGCATCGTGCCACGGATAAGCTGATTAAGACCTACGGTGGTCATGCCCAGTCTTTCCGCAAGGTCTTTCTGCGTCACACCGGCTTCAATGATGCGCTCTCTGATTCTGTTCTCCATTTCCTATTTTTCGGGTTAAAGTAAACTGTTTGCAAAGTTAACAAAAGAGGAATACAATTAAAGTATTCACTATGTTAAATAGTGTTAAGACAAAGCAAAAACTTATATTGTTATTTGGTGGATTAAATTATTTACTTTAACTTTGCATCGTAATCAATAACACCAATAAAAGTAAAAGGCATGAAACTGATAACAAAAGCACTTGAAAAGACCTTTGCAAAATATCCCATGTATTCGCAGGATGGCAAAGGCAACGATGCGGTAGTAATCGCAAAATTCTTTCTGCCGGGTAGCGGCTTCACATGGTACGTCACAGAAGCAGAAAAGCAGGCCAACGGCGACTACATGTTCTTTGGCTATGTAGAGGGCTTGGATAGCGAGCTTGGCTACTTCACACTATCGCAGCTTCAAAACGTGCGCGGTCGCTTTGGCTTGCGCGTTGAACGCGACATGTATTTCAACAACGGCAAGACCACACTTGCTCAAGTGAAACGCGAAAACGAAATGGCATACTAAACAACATCGACGGGCGAGCCGGTCATTAGATGGCATGGCTTGCCCGCCCTAACACCCACAAAAGCAATGATACTCAAACTTAAATATATCGGCGTTAACGACTGGAGCTATCGCGTGTATGAAGACCAGAATGGCCGTCGCTACGGCAATATAGAATTAGAAGATAGCAACGACATTAGCGCAATCTATCTCTTGACGGCTGACTACGAAGAGCCACTTTGCCCCATAACTGACTGCAAAGATTTGGAGGCGGTTGAAATCACGCACCGCGATGGCAGTGTAAACACAATCACAATCCCCAACAAATAAAATCCGAAAGCTATGGCAACAAGTCAGGAACTACCGGAATGGATGACCGAGGCGCAGATGGATGAACTTGCCGGCATCATCGACAATATCATCGGCGAGGGCGAAGAAGCCAACGCACCGCAATGGCGAATTGACAACGAGGTCAATAAAGCCACGGCGCGGTATATCGCCAAACATCACCCCAACGATTAAGCAGCAGAACCATGAGAACGATTAAATACAATAGCTTTGAAGAGGCATTTGCCGCGATGCTTGAATTTATCGACAAGGGAATCAAGTGCAAAGGCATCGGTCTGACAACCCTCGCGGTTTGGGATGACTGACGGAAAAAGACCTATTTACGACTTTGTGTAATAGGTCGTAAGAGAACGACACCGAAATGTTTTGCGATGCGGAAATAACAGTAATTTAGCATCGTAAAACATCGCGGGTTGGAGCAGTTGGAAGCTCGCCAGTTTAACTTGCTGGAGGTCGTCGGTTCGAGTCCGACACCCGCTACAAATAAAATCACTTACAAACAAAATCAATGAAAAAGTTAACCCTACAAATTGACAAAAAGTGCTTTCAGGCAATTCTGAAAGGCGAGCAGAAAGTCGAGCATCGGAACGTGTATCCCAATAACGCCAAGAAGTATGTCATCGAAGAAGACAAGACTGATGAAAAGGGCGAAGCCATCACGGTTGTAACACCGGTTCACTACGATGCCCTCACCCTTATCAATGGTCGCCGCAAGGATGCGCCCCGTCTGACCGTGGAGGTCGTATCGGCTGAATTTGTCGTACTGACCGACGAAGACGGCAATGATTTGACCTTTGAAGAGAATGGCGAAGTGTACTATGTTTGTCAGGTATGGTACACCCTCGGAAAGGTTCTTGAAACCGCCAACATCAACGAATAATCATTAACCCTTTAACACTATAAGTGAGTTAGACGTAGAATTGATAACAACTATGGCCCCCGTCGGAACATGAACGGTGCCGGTGCCGGTGGCCGACTCGTAGCCCGTCGCACCCCTGCGGGCGTAGTTGCTGGTCGTAGCCAGCTCGGAAATCGTGAACAGCGTCGCGCTGACCTCCGCGCAGCCTTTGCTGACCAAATCCGCGCCGCTGGTGGAACAACCGGCTAAACCCTAAATCATGGCAACGCAGAATGTAAACAAGTACGCAGAAACCATGTCAATAGTTCGGCGTATCCGTCAACAGACGGATACTGCCGTTTTATATTATTCAGCCGGCGGAAAGGACGGCATCGCTTTGCTTGATATGTTAGCCCCGGTTTTCAAAAAGGTTATCTGCTATTACATGTGGCTCGTGCCGGGTCTTGACCATGTGAAGCCCTATCTGCAATGGGCGGTACGGAAATACCCCAACGTTGAGGTTCGCCAGATTCAGCACTATCAGCGCGACTATTACGACCGCTTCGGATTCTTTCAGGATGGCGAGGGCGACCCAAGCATCAAGCCCCGAAAGGTAGGCGAGCTTGAGGAGGAGGTCAGACAGGAAACCGGCATCAAATGGGCGTTCAGCGGAATGAAAGGCGTTGACGGCTACATGAAGCGTATGCGCCTTTTGACTTTCAAGAAGCGCAACGGCACATACATGACAGACAAAGGAATGGTTTACCCCCTTGCCGTCTGGACGAACAAGGAGGTGCTTCGCTATATCGAAATGCGGAATCTTATCAAGCCCTTTGTCTATAACCCCAAAGATGTAAGTCAGGGCTTTGGCATCGACTTGCGCTCCTTGCTTGTGCTTCGGAAACGTTTCCCCCGCGACTACGAGCGCACCATCCGCGAATTTCCCTTTTGCGAAAAACTCATCTTCGACTATGAAAACGGCATACTGCCATACGGTCAGGAGAAAGAGGTCATGGAAATAATCAAGCGCATAGAAACCGAATCAGAAGAATCAGACGAAGTATGAAGCCGAACAAAATCAAACAGGCAGAACAGCGCACCGTCAAGCGAAGCGAAATCAACTTTGCCTCCTACAATCCACGTACCATCAGTGACGAGGCGCGAAAAAAGCTCAAGAAAAACTTACAGACCGTCGGCCTACTGGGTGGCGTAGTATGGAACATACGCTCCGGCAATCTTGTATCGGGTCATCAGAAAGTCAGCATCATGGATGCCGTGAACCGCTACGATGCGGAAACGGGCGCAAACGATTACGAATTTCGTGTTGAGGTCGTTGACTTCGACGATAAGACGGAAAAAGAGCAGAACCTTTTTATGAACAACCGAGCCGTGCAGGGTACATACGACGATGACATGCTGCGCGAGCTTCTTCAAGAAATAGACTATACCAACGCCGGCTTCGACGATACCGATATGCAGCTCCTCGGTCTTGGCGATTTCGGCGACTATGATATGGGCGATATGTTCGGCGACGATGGCGGCGATGCCACGGATGGCAACGATGCTGACGAGCCGGGCGAACCCACAGAAAACAAAGACTGGTCAAAGGGCGATGTTGTTGGCGAGCGCGAAGACCTTGCAATCCACGATGAAATGACAAAGGAAAGCGGCGAGAATCACAAGCTCGACCGCAGCGCGGATTTCTATCAGGATAGCGAAGCCAACCAGATAGCCCGCCACAACGAAGTGCAGAAAATCAAAGACCGCATCGCAAGTCAGAACGACGTGAACAAGGACGGCGGCATGTTGTCTTATGTAGTCATCAGTTTCAAGACTCCGAGCGAAAAGGTGCGCTTCATGGAAGACTACGGCTTCGACCCTATGGCGAAATACATCAACGGCGAAGAATTTGTAAACAAATTGGAATTTGGCGATGATGAAAATTAAGGCAAAATTTAACTTTATTCTTTAATTTAGTATTGCACAATTAAAGAATTTTGTTTAACTTTGCATATTATACAGACACTGACAACAGAGATATGAACTACCGATTTTTAAGCAGCATAACCGACGCGGAGGTTGCGGATTTTCGCAACAGGCTCGCGGCTGAACTGGCGACACGCATGACCGGCGACGGCAAGCGTGTTATCAGTGACGAAGCCATCGGTCAGGAGGTCAATCTGAATATCTCCACGGAAGATGTGAAGAAATATCTGCAAAGCAACGACGCGGAGCATTATGACTATGCGCAACTTGCAGACGTTATCGCGGCCAAGTATCGCACATTCAGCAGTGAAGACATCGAAGCCACGCGCAAGGCGATGGTCGATAAATTCATGGAGCTGGCTGACGAGTATGGCTGGGAAAAAGAACAGGCACGGCGCGACGCAGAAAAGGAGTTTTACGACAATCTTTCTGACGGAACTATCATCGAACTTCTGCGCAACGGCGAGTCTATCACGGATTACGTTGAATATGTAAGTATTTACGACTGATAGCGAGTTAAAAAGCCACGTAAGACAGATTATAACGCGAGAGTCACAAAGGCACTCAAGGGAAAGGGCGTACCCCACCTTGAAGAGCCGATGTACCGCGTATCCGCGTCGGCTTTTACAAAGGCTATACGACGCGGCAAGGCATCGCAAGGCAGGAACGGCTGGATGGTTGACCTGCATAGCAAGAGCGAATACAAGCGGATGCGATGCTTTCTTACCCCGGACGGAAAGACGGGCGTAGCAATCAAGCGCGATGGAGATGTAGTGTCTGTATTCTCCACAAGCGGAAAACGAGGAGCAATGGCAAAAATCATACCGTTTGCGGTCGCTAATGGCGGTCGCAAGCTGGATTGTTATGCTTTCTCGGATGGTCGCAGTTCACTTCACAACATGTACGGAAGATTCGGTGCAAAGGCTCGCGGCAAAATGACCTTTGACCCGCAATATAATCCGGTTTTCCAACGCACGGCGCAGGCTAATCCCGGTATGCGCAGACCCTCTCATGTCGTGGCGATGACGCTGCCGAGCAGTCTTGCCGGCGTTATGCGGGCGTACAATGCGGATAGGAAGATTGACCTTGGGCGCGTAAGGTCGTATGACGATTACGAAAAGATGATGGATGACCGAAACGCGCATCTTGCATTACGCGGAAAGTCAAGTGGTGTCAGAGGCGCACTTGGCGGCGGTAAATAACCAACCCTAACACTACAAGAATATGGCAAAGATTGAAGAAATTATCCCGTTCATCCTTTACTTTGAAGCCGGCGTAAACAAACGCTATCTTTCACTTCCTCCCGAACAGATATTTGAGCAGGCGAAAAAGACGGGCTTCGCAAATGACCCCGACGATGCCGGCGGCGCGACCATGTGCGGTATCACGATAGCGACCTACAAGGCGTACTGCAAGCGGAAAGGCTATCCCGTACCTACGGTGTTCAGCCTGCGTAACATCACATACAAGCGTTGGCGCGACGTACTCAAGACGCTTTTCTGGGACAGATGGAAAGCCGATGAAATCAAAAGCCAAGCCCTTGCGAACAACCTCGTCGATTGGGTGTGGGCAAGCGGCGTGAACGGCATCAAGATACCGCAGAGGCTTCTCGGCGTGACACAGGACGGAATTGTCGGCCCAAAGACGATAGCCGCAGTCAACGCAGCCAACGAAGCGGAACTATTCACGAAGATTTACGAAGCCCGCATCAATTTCGTGGATGGCATCGTGCGCAGAAAGCCGAGCCAGAAGAAATTCATCAAGGGCTGGAAACGACGTATCAACGCAATCACCCTATCCGGGCTGAAATTCACATGATGACTTTACGCAAGAAATCCATAGATGACATTTACCGACAAGCTCAGTCAATCAAGGTTGAGCTTGCTGGTGGATGTCATTCCAACTGGGTATCATTGATTGATAAAATCTTATATCGCTATATTGACAATATTAAAAAATCAGCGGCATACCTACATTGCAAAATAGCCAACCATAGCAGAGAATTAAACTTCAGCGCAGCCGACTTTATCAGGATTAGGAATATTGCTAATAGCCTACAAGTTTATTCCCCGGTTTACATGGGTCTGATATAATCCAATACGACGATGCCGAAGAAGCGAATTAGTAGCAAAACACCGCGCAAGCCCAAAGCCACACCCTCGTTTGATTACGAGAGTGAGGAATTTTTGTCGCAGGTCGATGCGCTTGCTTTTGAGGGCTTTTACAATACGGAAATTGCTGACGAACTGAACATTAGCCGATACGAGTTGGAAATGGCGATTTCACAATGCGAAAAATTGCGCAACACGATAGCGTCTGCACGCGAGCGTGCGCGTGCGCGAGGCGCAGAAATGCCATCCCCGGCAATGTTTGCAAAAGTCTGGGCGAAGTGCAAGGGAAAGCGCACTCAGCTGATGAAAGAATTTGGAATCGGCTGGACGAAGCTGCAATCGTGGTTAGCGCAAGAGCCTATTTTCGTCGATATTATGGCGGAACGCGACCTTGAATTTCTGGAACAGATAGACACCGCCAGTCGCATACTTGCGTTGGGCGGCGTAAAAGGAAAGGATGAATTTAAGGGCTGGAGTCGCTACCCTGACAGTTGGATGATACGCTACCATCTGAATACGCTTGGAAGACGCTACGGCTATGGCGAGAATCCCATACAGCCGGAAGTCGCCGATGACACTATTCCAAAGGATATTGAACAGGGTATCGACATTGATAGCTGGATTCGTCAAGAAGTGGAACAAAAGAAACGGGATAAAGAAGAATGATTATCAACCATGAGATATATTACCCCCTTTATACTGACAAGGAACATTTTATCATCCTTGTCACGGGCGGTCGTGGCTCCGGTAAATCATTCGGAATCGGCGGTTTCTTGGAACGCCTATCCTTTGAGCTTAAACGCAAAGGTCTATCCAAAGCGGAATCAGACAAGATTGTGCATAAAATCCTCTATACGCGCTACACCATGACCAGTGCGAGCATTTCCATCATTCCCGAATTTTTGGAAAAAATAGAGCTTGATGGCACGACCCGGTATTTCCACACGACCAAAACTGACATCATCAACAAGATGACCGGTAGCCGGATTATGTTCCGTGGTATCAAAACATCATCCGGCAATCAGACCGCGAAGCTGAAATCCATCCACGGCATCACAACCTTTGTATGCGACGAGGCCGAGGAGTGGACTTCCGACCGTGAATTTGAAACAATCGCCTTTTCTATTCGTCAGGTTGGAATCCAGAATAGGATTATCATCATTATGAACCCGACGGATAGCAACCACTTCATCTATCAGAAATACATCAAGGACACGCATAGGATAGAATACTTTGACGGAGTGCCGGTGCAGATTTCCACGCATCCACAAGTGCTTCACATCCACACGACGTACCTTGACAATAAAGAGAACCTTTCGGAAGAATTTATCAGGTCAGCCCAAGAAATGAAAGAGCGCGACCCGGAACGCTACGGCCACATCTTCATGGGTAGATGGGCAGACGTAGCCGAGGGTGCGGTCTTCAAGAAATGGGGTATCGTCAGCGAGTTTCCAAAGAACTGCAAGCATGTGGCTCGCGGTCTGGACTTCGGATATTCCAACGATGTCAGCGCATGTGTAAAATGCGGCGTAGTAGGTAATGACCTATACATCGACGAGCAGATTTTTGAAACCGGACTACTTTCCAAAGACCTCATAAGGAAATTAAGCGAGGATGACTCGTTTGTCTTCGCCGACAGTGCCGACCCGCGACTGATTGATGAAATCGGGCTGGGTGGTGTAATCATCTACCCTGTGGCGAAGCCAGCCGGAAGCATCATTGCCGGTATTGAAAAGATGAAATCCTTTGACAACATCTTTGTCACGAAGCGGTCATTGAACGTGCAGGAAGAATTGCGCAACTATGTGTGGGCAAAAGACAAGGATGGCAACTACATCAACATGCCGGAAGATGCCAACAACCACTCCATCGACGCGACCCGGTATTACGTGCTTGGCTGCATCCTCGGCAAGATTCTCAAGCCGAAGAAAGTCAAGAAATCAGATTTAGGAATATTCTAACAACGCCAGATATGAATAACTACTTACAGCAAATCTTAACCTATTTCCGCAACCTCACGCTAAATGCGTCCGGGGTTAGCCGCGACCTGTATCAGCTTTTGCAGGATAAGGACATCAGCCGCGCATTGGATATGCTCCAGAACCGCGATGATGAAGTTGACCAAGCAATCAAGGAGTATAATCCGCAGACGCATGACGTGATGAAACGCCCCAACAAATTCCGTAAAGGCGATGACCCCTATATCACGGAAAAGTTGCCACGCACACGCGCCCGCTACATCAACGACATTGAGCTATTCTTCTTGCTTGGCAACCCTATTGAATGGAAGAAAGAAGAGGGCGACGATGAAGCCTTTTCCATGTTCACGGATTTTCTTGAAGAGCAGCATTTCAACTCGCGCATCCGTCAGGCGAAGCGACTCGCCGGTGCGGAAACCGAATCAGCCCTTATTGCGCACATCTACCGCGACGATGACACTGGCGAGCGTCGCGTCAAGCTGAATGTATTGGCGCGTTCCAAAGGCTATCGCCTGCGCCCACTGTTCGACACCATCGGCAACATGACGGCTTTTGCCTACGGATACGTTACGAAACAGGGCGGTCGCAGTGTTCAGCACTGGGATTTCCAAACGCCCAAAATCCTTGCGTTCTGCCATAAGGCGCAAATCGGATGGGAAGTCGAAATCTATCCCAACCCCACAGGCAAGATTAACGTCATCTACTTTCAGCAGCCAAAGGCATGGGATGGCGCGGAAGCCCGCATCAACCGCGAGGAGATGCTTGACAGTAAGACCGGTGACACCAACAATTACTTTTCCGACCCTATCGCCGCTGCTACTGCCGATGTCATTCAGACCATGACCGACCCCAACAAGCCCGGCAAGCTCATCCAGCTTACAGGCGAAAAGTCAAGGTTTGAGTATGTCAACCCGCCGCAGGCATCGCAGACACGCGACGCGGAAAAATCCGACCTTTCAAAGAGTATCCTCTTCGACACCTACACCCCGGATTTTGACACCGAGGCTATGCGTGGCTTCGGCACACTTTCCGGCGTAGCCATCCGCAATGCTTTCATTCTTGGCTACATCAAGCGCGACAACCGTAAAGAAATTTACGATGAACTTGTGGGCCGCTTCCGCAACATCGTTATCGCTATACTCGCATACGAGCATCCCGACAAGAGAGCAGCTCTTGAGGCTCTCAAAATCAAATTTGAATTTGCGGAACCATTCGCTGAGGACAAGCAGGCAAAGTGGCAGTCCATCGCAAGCCTGTATCAAGCCGGTCTGATTTCGTTGGAAACCGCCGTGACCATGTTGTCGCTGACCGATGCTCCAGAAGAAGAAATTGCCCGCCTTCTCGCCGCTTCCGCACAGAAACAACAGCAGGGTCAGCAGCCTTCCGCGGACAAAGAAGACAATCCCGCGCAACCCCCTGTAAATGTTCCGCGAGAACCTATCTCAGCATAATATCTGCCATTGTTGTCATATCTGGATGCGTCACGTCTGTGTTAAAGGCGTGGCGCATTGTTTTACGCTATCGTCACAAAATCAGTGTATTAAAGTAAATGCTTTTATTAACAATAGTTAAAAATAAGTATTTGCTTTAATTTTTAGGTCAAAAAATTTGGTGGATAAAAGTGAAAGCATTAACTTTGCATCGTAATCAATAACCAACCTCAATAAGTAAGAAGTTATGAAACTTAAAGACAACGGCCAAATCGCAATCGACTCGGCAGACATACTGAAACAGAATCGCTATCGTTTTGAAATCGATACAGAAGACATCGTGATGGGCTTCGCTAAAACGATGAAAACGACAACGCGCAACGTTCAAAAGGCAATTAACATGCTTAAAAAGGTGTGCAACGACTGCGGCACTTTCATCTCGCCCAGTGTGCGCATTGTAAGCATCAGAATGTATCAGAACAACAAACTCATTAAATCCCTTAACGCTTAAACACTATGGCGGCAAAACTCAACTACATGCTTTTAGGTCGCCTTGAGTGTGACTGCAAGTATTATCTTGGCAATGGCAATCGTAAGGCCAAACATCTATGGGCTGGCGACGAGCAAGAGCAGATAGATAAGATGCGCGAGCTATGGGATGCAATGCCGGCAGACGGCAAACCAGAATGGCTCACAAGAGAACAGATTGACAACTACGCCAAACAGATGGGCGTTAAATGATATGGCTATGGCAAAAGCAAAATACAACCTCGTTACAACGACAAGAACAACCGCCGGCGCGGAGTCGCAGTACGTCAACCCGCTTGGCTCGGTTGAAACCGACGGAATGGAAGATGTTATCCTTGCATGGTGCATCATCGACTATTCAAATGCCCTTATGAAGAAGCTCAGGAGTGAGGGCTACAAGGTCGCCAACGTTGAAGACCATCAAGATTTTCAATGGCGCAAAGTTACCCTGTCTGACGGCACGACAATGACCATAACCACTCAAGCAGCGTAATATGTTAGCCACGGATAAGCAAATCAACTATCTGCAACAGTTAGCGGATAAGGTAGAGCGGATGCACAAGGCGCACCCCGGCGCGGTCAAGTGCAAAACCCCATACATCGACTGGCATACGGAACGACACAAGGGCGTGACAACACTGGATGCCTCAATCAGAATCAAGGCATACAAAACCATAATTCGGGAAACCAATTTTGCTTTCATGCTTCTTGGTTTCGCCCAGATGTAACCCCAAAGAACAACGAACAATGGCAACACTTATAAAGGCAGACGGAACGCAGACCGTCGTACACCCGCAAGCCGGCATCGGCAAAAAGTTTACCCTCAAAGAAATGCAGACCTTTGTTGATGGCTACGTGCAATACATCTACCTTGAAAGCGGAAAGATAGCCGTGGTCAATGAAGAGGGGCGCATCATAGGGCTTAAACCTAACGCCCGCGCAAGCCTTGTAACCGGCTACAATCTTGTTGGCGATGTCTTAATTTGCGATAATGGCGAATTAGATTAGGTCAAGAGCAAGAAAATCACTAATTTTGCAGTACAACTAAACGAGAAAAGTACAATCATGGTAACAATCAAGATAGAATTTGAATACGAGGGCAAGCAGCGCAACCTCAAGGCGATGCTTAACAACGACCTGTCAAAGTTAAGTAAAAGTAAAAATAACAACGCCACGGAAATTGTTGATGACTTCGGCGATGATGGGCGGTGGTCTTTGTATTTTGCCGATTTCGATGATGAGCATGATGTCGAAGTGATGATGTATCGTGATGCTGATGGCGATAAACAGCTTGAGGCTGATTATGCAATTATTTGGAACAAAGGCAATAATGGTGTCATAGAAGATGAGATTGATGTAAAATCCAGCGTTAAACACACCTAAAGCATATCATGGAATCCGAGAATTATTACGAGGTGTTTACCAATGTCAATCATGCTGCAAGTAAGCTCTATGTGGTTGAAATGGCTTTTTCGCTTGAAGAAGCACACGAAACGCTTAAAGGCATGAAATCAAGGGTATGCGGAAAGCGACCTCGCAAATTCAAAGGTACATACGCCGATGATGAAGATGCGCCACTCGTTAACTTTGAAATTGTGCGCGTTATTGATGGCTGCGCCGAAGAAGATGCCACGTATCAGACAGATTGGTATCACGCATTACGAAAATAGAATTACTTGATGAAACAAAGATATTGATTACAAGCGTCTTCATACGCACTTATTGGGTAGCCTCGGCACTGCGCCGGGGCTTTTCTTTTGCACTTGCGTTCCGCGATTAAATTTGATGCTTATTTTTCTTGAAAAAAGTTGCTGAAAAATTTGCACAATTAAAGTATTTACTTTAACTTTGCAGTGTAATCAATAACACCAATATAAGTGAACAGTATGGATACGACTAAAGAACTGAGCGCAAGACTTGAGATAGTAAACCTCAAGGGATACAGATTCAACACGCCCAAAGGCATCTGTACGATGCGCGGCTTCGCCTTTTACATCAAGGGCAACGGCTTTGTAAGATTCAAACATGACCTCCCCGGCGTACCTTATGCGCCATGTGGCGGCAGAAAGGCGTTACTTTCAATCCTGAACAGTGGCGGCTTCGTGAACTATGACGGCTTAGAATTTACCAACCCTATCAGCGAAAACTAAACGACCATGACCGCTACAATAGAACTTATACAGGAGGCAACCCTAAGGGGCGAATACAAGCCCACAACGCTTGACGAGCTAAAGGCTAAAGCAGACATTCTCGTTACGGCGATTGATAGCCACTATGAAATCGTGGTAAAGAACCCAAGCATAAAGCTCAATGGGCGCGGCATCAAGCGCAGCACGTACATCGGCAACATCTTCTATGTGACCGAGCGCGTCTATAAGCAGCTATGCAAAGAATATAACGTAATGTGCGACTTCTAATTTTCATCAACATGGCATCAACTCACTTCATAATATACCACAAGCAGCATGAAGACGAGGGCATCGTACTTGACGGCTTCAAATGCGCTTACAAGGGCGACAAAGATGATATGGCAAGAGTCTATCGTGAATTTTTCAACAAGGCTAAAAAGCTCGTTGAACTGGGACAGGCAACAGACCTAAAAGAAAGTTATGACGATGATGGAACGCTTTCTTTCAAGTTTACCCGCAACGGTATCGTGATGAAGACTTTCTTATGTGAACGCAAGCGAGCCGCATGGCTTCTCGCATAATACACCCGGTTATGACATCAAAAGAGAAAATATACGCGCAAATCCTTGAAACGCGGAACGCGATTGACAAGCTGAACGGCAACGCACCCCGTTACGACATCGACAAGTGCCTACGCACCAACTATGCGCAGACACACACAAGGGCAGAACTTAATACAGAACTGGGCATCGCCCAATCCTGCCTACGGAACACCCGGAGCAAAAAGGCGATTGAAAAATGGTACGGCACACCCGCCGGCATCGCCTACCGCGAAGAGCGTGAGGCCAAAATCAAAAGCCTGCGGCGCGAAGTCTTGAACACCCACCGCGATACGACAAGCGACGTGCATCGCTTCATCTATCAGCACCTCGGCAAGCAGTGGCGTGTGCGCGTCATCGGCGAAAGAGCCATGACGATAGAACTACTTAACAAGGACGGAAAGAGCCAATTCGGATACGACATTGAGTTTTACTACGGCCACGAAACATGCGACCCGGATAAGTTTGAAATCAGTTGCTCAAGTGTCGGCGGCTATGACCCAACGCAGGACTCGCGCAGGCTTGACTATTTCATCGGCCTGACCACGCTATCAAAGTACGATGTGGCTACGGAACTGAAAAGCCTTTTGAAGTCTTTCTCGGATTATTGTTACCGACAGGGCAATGAAATCTACCGACTTGAAAACGAACTTGAAAACCCACCTTACAATGGCTAAAAAGAAAGAACCGGTATTATGCTACTTTCATTTCATGTATAACCAGTGGAATGAACAGACGGCACAAAAGGTATTTGCAGACGCTTCGTGCGGCTGGGAGTACCTATGGCAGAAGTGGATGCGTTTCTGCGATGAATACGGCTACTACGGTGCGACAACGATGTATTACACCGAGGGTCTTGACTACGGACTACAAGAAAAATTATCAACAGCAGCATACGAGTACTACAATGACAAATAAAACCAACTTACCACCCATCGACCTCAAGCAATTTGAGGCCGACACACGGTTTGACATTCGTGACGCAATGCCCGAACTTGCCGTATTCTCAATTCTGTGGCACAACATGGGCTACGGAACTGACCCCGTGGGGGTCGTTGAAACCACAAAGGCACACATGCTGACGTTGCCCTTTGTCTTCGCAATACGCGACCGCCTGCGCGAAGACGGCAGATGGCCGGAAGAGCGCAACCTTGAAAACTGCGGTATCCTTACGTCAATACTGATGCTCAAGGCCGCGAAGATTGACCCGGTGAAGCTGAAAGAAATGCGCGATACAATCTCACGCGAGGCAATCGCCCATAGATTCTTTTAACGCCTATGTTTAACGAATTTCAACCCATAAGGACGCTTGCGGAAGTAATGGCTTTCGCAAGCTACCTTTACTTTGACCTTTCGACCACATTTCATCCCAACGATGATTTTGCCGAATATGTCGCGCAAGACGGTAAGCCGGCATTTACACCAATCCGCGCATCCCAACTCAACGAGCGCATGTCGGAATGTCGCAAGGTATGCAAGGCTTTTGGCGTTGATGTTTACGACACCATGAACGTCGCCGCCATCTATTTTGAAGCCATTGCATCCGGGCAAGACGTAGAACAGGCGAGAAAAGCCGCTTATTTCGCGTCTGACGGCTCGGAATAGGTCAAAACAATAAGATGTACCACTCGCACGTCAAACGCCGTTTATTGCGCGTCTATCGCGTTATTACGGCTATTCTATCCCACTGCCCGCCTACGACATAACGATAAGCACAACAAAAACCGACAAGAATATGACATTAGATGAATTTCAGCAGCAATCAATCACCCACGTCAAATGGGGCTGGACTGGCGACTACGCCGCACACTTGTTAAGCCGGTTCAATGACCGCAAGGAATGTAGCAAGATATTCAGCCGTTGCCGACTGGTCGCATATCGCAACTGCATCTCAATCGGCGATGCCCGTCATCATCTGATAAGTGCCGGCAAGATTTGAAACGCCTGAACAAAGACGGAAAGAGTGATGTTATATTTCTTTCATTCTTTCATTCTTTATTATACTCTCTATATTCTTTATTCTTGTTTATGGCTGTAAAACCCGATTTAAGTAAAATAGCATCTTTGGAACATGCTGATAATTAAGGTATTGAACGGGTATTTTGCTGGCGGCTTGTTGGCTGTTGGATGTTTCTTTGATGGCTGGCGTGTTTAAGTAAACATGGCTTACCGTACTGAAAATAAAAGAGTTTGCCGATGTATTTTGTTGGTCATTGACTCGGATTTACTTAATAAGGTTTATTAAGTAAAAACGCACAAAAATCGCGGAAAAATCGCCTTGATGGTTGTCTGATGTTTCTTTGATGGCTATTTGTTGGCGTTTTGTTGGTCATAAAATTAAGTAAACCCTTATAATTTGCTGATATGCAGATAAAAACAAAGGTCTTTTGTTGGCTGAAACAATGCACCGAGTTACGTCTTAACCCGGGGCATCGTAATTTTACTGAAATATAAGGATTTATGGCTGTTGTTTTCCGAGGATAAACGAGTGGTAGTCGCCAAACTTCCGTCGCACGATATAAGCTCCTTTTTCAAGGCGTTCCCATCCGGTCTTCACATCTTCTATGCTGATTCCGAGGGCTTGCGATACCATGGCGTCTGTGACACAGAAGGGAACATCGCCCGCTGATTTGATGCCATTCCGAAGATAAGAATATATCGCTACATCATAGGCGGTTAACGTAACGTTGGGGATAGGTAGGACTTTGCCATCAGCAAGGTCTTGGCGCATCTGGTCGGCCAGTCGCTTGGATTCCGAGAATACGGATTCAAGACTTTCAACCGGTCGTGGCGACTGTTGACGTTCAAGCTCCATCCAGCGCAAAACAAGCCGCGCACGGGCTTCGTCGTTGAATTTAGTGGCAATGTATAAGCACTCTTCTTTCGTTAGATTGTAGCAAGGGAGGACGCGCCCGGTTGGGTCGGTGTATTCACTAAGCGTAAAATTGCGCCCAGTAACCTTATACCACGCTTCTTCCATTTTGCGGATTGAACGCATCAGGTCTTTATGACGTTTCTCCGCTACTTCTGCAATTAAGAGCGATGTCATTGTGGGTTGTTGAATTGGTAATGTTTCCATTTGTTTTTTGATTGTGGGCGACCCGTGTTTCAGAGTCGCCCGGATTACGTTTAAGCTGCGGCTACTGATTCTATCAGTTCCGTATCAATGGCTGCGAATGGTATGTCGATTTCGTTGCCGTCCTCGTCGCAAGTCCACACGTTGTAGCTGAATACCTCAAGGGTAGGTTTGTTCTGTGCGAACACAGATACAGTGATGTCATTTCCGACCTCTATTGTGAGGTTGAAATATCCATGCACTACCGGGTTGAGGGCGGCCACGGCTGCGGCCACGGCGAGCGATGCCGCTTTTGAGTCAAATTTGATTGCTTGCATAGTCTTTGATTTTATGGGGTTGATGTTGTTATACAATTTTCACAAGATTGCACTTCTTGAAAGAGCGAAATTCCTGTTTGTCGGTGTCGAAGTACACCTGAACGGTTTCATTGGCTCTGCGGCCTGTGCCTTGCGTTTCTGGCAGACGGTGAGGGTCAAGTGTGCCAAACGCCTGTCTTAACGTGCCGTCGATTTTCTGAAAGAAGAATTGCACGATACCGCCACGCATAGCCTTTGTTACTTTAGCGTTGAGCCATGCTAGCTTGAGGGCTTCTGCCATCGTGTAGCCGTTTCTTTTCACGAACATCCACGCGGTCTGCATGATTTGTCGCAATGTTGATTTTCTATCGTTGCTCATATTCTTGGTCTTTAATTGTTGTTTAACTTTGATGATGCAAAGATATAGGATAAAATCTATATCTCAAAATAAATTATAGGGTAAAATCTATTTCTTAACAAAGATTAACAATAGGTTAAACTCTATGCTTTAATTAAAAATATAGAATATAAGTTGTGAGTTTAATTATTTCTTCTTAACTTTGCGCCGTAAAATTATAGAACAAACCCTATGGATATAAAACAAAAAATCAAAATGCAGGGCTTCACCATTAGTGAAGTCGCATCAAAGATGCCAAATGGCAATGGTGGATTAGGGATAAGCCAACCATCCCTGTCGGCTATTATCAACGGAAATCCCACGGTCAATAAGTTGAAAGACATCGCAGACATAATTGGACTTACCTTATCTGAACTTGTTTCAGAAGATGATGGAATGAATATGATAGCGGCTTGCCCTCATTGTGGAAAGCCAATAACAATCAAAACTACAATAGAATGAAACATTTACTTAAACCAGCAATCATCCTTGTTTTGGGAATGATTGTCTTATATCTCCAATCATGCGACCGACCTAATCAAGTTGATAATACGCTATTTGGGTTTCGTTTTGGGCAAACACAAATGGAAGTTGATAGCGTTGCGTCTAATAGAGGTTTCCGAAAACTTGCATGGGTCAATTCCACCGGTTATGAGGGACGACTTGATACGCTTGGTGTTAGATGGATGCAGATAGAAGCAAGGTTTGAAAAAGATTCTCTCTGTTCCATTGCACTACTCGCGCATAAGGATTCGGAAGATGATGGTCGTGTTTTCGAGAGTAAGATTAACGATGTGCTGGAAAACCATTTTCATGTATTCGGAAAGCGGTTAGAGCAAGAACCGTATGAAGAATATGGAGCATGGATTTTTGGCAATTACGTTGTTTCGTTTATCCCCAAAGGAGAATATTTTGCAGTTTTGCAAATATGCCCATATTCCGAAGATAATGCTAAAACGGCAAGGCTTGAATACATCGACTATAAAATAGACGAGAACTTAAAGAAGCTCGCTAACGCTATGGCTGGTTATATTAAGGCAAGAGAAAGTGGTCAATCTACCATGAGGGAAGTTTATGTGGATGATGTACGCTCTGCAAATGGTTTTCTAAATAAACATTACGACCTTATGACCCCCAGACAAAAGGAACTCTTTGACAAACTAAGGAATATTACTTATTGATTTATTTGGAATAAGCAAATAAGCGCATCAGTCATCACGACTGGTGCGCTTTCTTTGTTGTATCAATGTTGTATCAATTTCCAGATATGCTGATAAAACAAATTCGGCAACGCATTGGTATTGCGCGGAATAGAATTTAGCATTGTAGTGCCACCAGTACCACTAAAAAGGCGACACGCCTCTCGGCGCATCGCCATAGGAAAGGGTGTGTGAAAAAGGGGTCATTGTTGTTTGATTTCAGCAGTCACGCCGTTAGTGTCGGTCACGTCTGCCGGGTTAATCGTTTTTGCGGTATCGGGATTTTCAGCAGCCACCGACAATCCTAAATCGCAGAAGCCCTTGCAAGCTCCGCGATAGCCGTTGAAAAATTCAGTGGCGGTCATGCGTCGCTTGTTCGGCATCTGCAATTCAAGTACGGAAAGAAGATTGTCGCCACAGGCGATGTATAGCTTTCGGTCTTGCCAGAATAGCTCGCCGGGCGCATGGTGGCCACGCGGTATGTCGGTCTTTTCCGTTCTGAAAATCTTGACGCTCATGGCCTGCTTTCCAAGCATGGCCAGTGAAGTCCAAGCTGATGGGATTGGAGTAAGTGCGCGTATGAAGTCATAGACGTAATCGGCGGGCTTGAGCCACGGAATGATGCAGTCCTTGCGATGTAGCTTTGGCGCGTAGCATGGCTGGATGAAGTCACAGATAAGCTCCGACTGAGGAATGGGGTTGCATGAATGGGCTATGCGCTGGATTGCATCGTCTATCATTTCCGCGCCGGCAATGCGTAGCTTGATGTGAACGTCTTCCGCGTTATCATCTTCATCAATGCCGATGGCAAGATTGTTTATGATGCCGCCGGTGTCGATTTTGTCTTCAAGCATGAACGTTGTCACGCCGGTCATGGCATTACCATCCTTGATTGCGGATGCGATGGTGGAAGCACCGCGATACATGGGCAGCATAGATGAGTGGAGGTTGATTGTACCCCACGACGGAATGGTGTATAGCGCACGTGGCAGTATTCTGAACTCCACTACTACGCCGAGCGTCGCATGAAGATTGTGGATGTGCCGCAGAAATCTATTAGAGTCAAGTTTCCGTGGTTGAAAAACAAGGATGCCCATAGATTCGGCATAAACCTTGACCGCAGATGGCCGCAGTTTCTTGCCACGCCCGCACGGTTTATCTTCCATAGTTACGACTGCCGCGACATCATATCCGTTTTCAACAAGCATTTTTAGCGTGGGAAGCGCAAACTGCCCATTGCCGAAGAATATGATGCGTATTCCCTTGCGTGATACAGGCTTGTCAAAATCACGTTCCGGGTATGAAACAATATCAGTTTCGTCAACAATTACATAACCGCCGGATTTCTTCAATCGCAGAAAGTAAGAGCCATCATCTTTTGGGTATAAGATTTTGGCTTCCGTAAAAATACCGCCCCCATCATTACCGTGCAGGAGTCTGCTTGGAATTTGGACTGTCTGCCCGACGCGATAAAGAGGTGTTTTCATCGCGGCGTGGCGGTTTTGATGTCGATACGTGCGCCGCACTGCGGGCAGATGATTGTTGCCGGGTTGGGTGCGAGGTAGTCTGTGAATAGTGATGCAACTGGTACGTCAAGAGCTTCCGCTATCTTTTCAAGGGTAGAGATGTTGGGGCTATTCTTCTCGTTCACGATACTGCCAAGAGTCTGGGGAGCTATATTCATTTTTTCGGCAAGACTTTTCAGTGTCATACCTTTGGCGGCAACGATTGCTTTAATTCTGAATTTTGACATAAAGTATTTTACTGATTGGGGTTGTTTTGCTATGAGTATCGCAAAGTTACTCTTCCGCAGTCAGTTAAAACGAGTTCAGAGAGTGAAAAATTGTTAAATACTGATTTAAGTAATGGTTAATACTTGCACGATAAATAATATTAGTGTACCTTTGCAGAGGTCAAACTATAAACGACCACCTTAAAACAATGAGTCAAGCAGAAAGCTACATAGAAGAGGATTGCGACGATTACGCTTACGATAGCAATTATGACTTATACGATAGTCTGGATTGCGATGACGTAAGCTGCATGACCGACCGCCCCTCGCGATTTGTGCAACGCCACATTTTACCCGGATTGCATCCCTTGATAGAAGAAATTAGGGCTAAAAATGCCGGTGCGAAGATGGGAGAAGAATTGCGATGCCCGGTTTGTGGAAAACGATTTTTCAAAAAATCGTATCAGCAGAAATTCTGTTCTAACGACTGCAAGGTTAAATACCACAATAAACGACAGGTATGGTACTGACTAAACAAATTGATACCCCTTTATTTGGGCAGGCTCAAATGTTCAGCGAGTCTATTTCTACGTCAGTCATTCGCAAAGCTGTGATGGATGGGCGTAAAATTCGCCTTATGCAACACGCCATTGGTCTTAACAACCCATATTCTAAAGTCAGAAAGGGCTGTTACACCGCTTACCGCAACTACTTTGTCGCTGGAAAAGGAGATGCAAGTTGGGATGAATTAGTCGCCGCTGGCCTTGCCACAAAACGCCAAGATACATTATACGAACTGAACACAGTTTACCATCTAACCGAAAAGGGAATAAACATCCTCGCGGAAATTATGAACATAAAAATCATAGAAGCAAAATGATATACGAAGAAATTATGTATGGCATTAAGTGCAATCGTTGCCATGAAATCTTTGAGAATAGCGAAAGTTACACCGTTGCTGTTGATAAGGATGATTTTGAGGCAGAGGCGACGGAAGATGGCTGGCACAAGGATGGCGATGCGCACTATTGCCCCAAGTGTTACATGGTAGATGAGAATGATGTGATAGTCGTAAAGCCGCGAATACACCATCTATTTTTCAAGTTTTGGAACTTGCTCAAGGCGTTTACCGGATGTGTGCATCGATTTACCGAAACGGAAACACACTACACGCTGACAAATCATCATTGCTACAAACGATTGAATAAAGCGCGGATTTCAATCTTGCAAGAAGTCATCGCTGATTTCACAATCGAATATCGCACACCGGAAAGAATGGTCGGTCAGCCCTACGAAATAGAAACTATCAGCATCCCCAAAGATTTCAAAAGGCAATAAACCAAGCAACGATGGCAAAAGCGGAAGAAATATTTGACCTGCTATACGAAATCAACAACAAGATAGCGGAACAAGAACTGACGGTAAGAGAGTCGGTGCGGTTGTATTTATCCCTTATCACGATGGCTTTCACAAAAGCCGGCGCAACCAAAGAGATGATACCATTTATCCTCAAAGAGGTGGGCGAATACTTGTCTGAACGGTTAAAAGAACAGTTAAAATAGGCATCATGGAAACATTGACTGCTATGCAGATATTGGAGCTTAAAATAGTAGGCTACAATCCACCGAAAGACCAGATAACCCTTGATGATATTCTGCGCATATTGCCATCGGAACTAAACAAGGGAAAGCATCGCCAGTGGCATCCTGCCTTTCGGCTTCGTAGTAAAAGAAGACTAAACAATCACATCAAACCCCACAACAAGCAATATGAAATTCTCTATCAACAACAAGGCTCTATTAAGCCGACTGCTTGCCGCTGGAAAGGCGGTCAGCAACCGACCCACGATTTCCATCTTGAGTAATTTCCTGTTTGTCCTTGAGGGCAATGTTCTCACCATCACGGCATCCGACTCCGACAATGTGGTGGTGTCACGCATCACCGTCAACGATGCAGAGGGCGCAGGCAAGGTATGTATCGACGCAAAACGTGTTACGGAATTACTCAAGGCAATGCCTGACTGCCCCGTGTCTTTCGACATCAACGACGCGACCCTCGCAGTGGTCATCCGTTATACCAATGGCAAGTATAATCTTTCAGGACTGCCCGGTGCGGAATACCCCATGGCAGACATCGACGACTCGCAGACCAAAGGCTCTTTCACACTGCCGGCATCGCAAATCCTTAACGCAGTTGATAAGGTAGGTTTTGCCGTAGGTAACGATGAGTTGCGTCAGACGCTGAACGGCATCTATTGGGATATTACGGAAGACGCAATCACATTTGTAGCTACCGACTCCCGCGTACTTGCCAAGTATCGCAGCACACAGACCGCCCCCGGCGTGACAATGAGTTTCAATCTGCCGGGCAAGTCAGTATCCCTTATCCGTGCCTTTATCGGAAAGCAGGCCGATGTCAAGCTGACCGTCACCGAAAGAGCCGCAGTCTTTGAGGGCGATGATTTCAAGGTGCGTACAACGCTTTACAACGGAAGATACCCGGACTACAACCGTGTCATTCCCACCAATCAGCCCATCACCGTCAACATTGACCGCATGGATTTCGCCAACGCCATCACACGTGTATCAATCTGCGCCGATGCGCAGTTATCGCTCCTGCGCCTTAAAATGACAAATGGAACGCTTGATGTCATGGCACAGGATATGAGCTTCAACGTAGGCGGCGAAGAGCGTATCACTTGCGACTACGCCGGCGATAAGCTGGAAATCGGTTTCAGCTCGTCATACCTCAAGGGTGTGCTTAACGCTATGGCAACGCAGAATATCGTAATGAAGCTATCCACGCCTGACCGCCCCGGCTTATTCTTGCCCGCGGAAAACGACGAATACGGCGAGCTTACATTGCTTTGTATGCCGATGAGTATTCAGCAGGCGTAATGGAATACAATGCTCCGCTCAATGAAGAAAGTAATATCTAAAATCAAAGACATTCTTTTCATGGTCTACGCAGTCTTCGCCTGTCTTATCCTTGCGGTCATTCTTGGATTGACAAGCGATAAGACGGAAGAAGACTACGACCCATGGGATTGCTATCAGTAACTATGACAAGAGTAATCAAGTTTCGCGGAAAATCAATCGCCGATGGCAAATGGGTTTATGGCGATTTGGTACACACATCTACCCAGAAAGCGGCTATCTGGCCTACGGAAAAAGGACACGATGGCGGCATGGTAGAGGTCAGACCCAATACCGTCGGTCAGTACACCGGTCAGCGCGACCGCAACGGAAACGAAATCTATGAGGGCGATGTTGTGCGTCAGGCATGGGAAACAACCATCACGGATGAAGATGGAGCTTTCTCTGCAAAAGGCAATCAAACCGGCATCGTTGTCATTCGTACAAGGGGCGTGTGCCTTTCGCCCTGCCTTTGCGAAAACGACATTTCGGAAGATGCAATGCTGACAAAGAACATCCCCGTGACAGGCAAACGCTCCGAAATCATCGGCAATAGCCACGATACACCATCTCTTTTTGAAGAAATCTGTAACTCTTAACACCCAAAAAAACAATGAAAACCTACATCGGAACAAAACAGCTCTGCGCAGAGCCTATGACCAAGGGCGAGGCGTATGACCGTTCACTGCTTCGTGGCGACATCGACGCTACGGAACGTGAAAATCCCGGCTATCACGTTGTCTATCCCGACGGATATGAAAGCTGGTCGCCCCAAAATGTGTTTGATGCCGCTTATCATGTTGCGGAAACACCCGTTGACCGCATCAACATTCAGTGGTACGACATCGACAACAAGGCTGGCGAATATTCCGCATGGGCCTGCAATTTCTATACCGGATGCTCAAACAACTGTTCATACTGCTATTGCAAGCGTGGCGTTATGAGCCATGTGTGGAGCGATGAACCCAAACTTAAAAAGTGCTTCAAGGATGAAGCCGATGCACTTGCAGTATTCACAAAGGAACTGACCGCCAATATCGACGAGCTACGCAATACAGGCATCTTTTTCAGCTTCACGACTGACCCCATGATACCCGGCAAGACGTTTGAATTGACGGTTGACGCAATGAAAGTCGCGTTGACAAATGGCGTTCCGGTTCAAATCCTGACCAAACGTGCGGATTGGTGGGATACCGACACATGGAAAGACAATGAGCAATTCTTCGCTGATTACGCGGATAAAATTGCGGTCGGTTTTACATTGACATGCCGTGATGACCTTGAACCGGGCGCAAGTCCGCACAAGGAAAGAGTGTCGGCGATGTCTTTATGCGCAAGCTGGGGATTTCACACCTTTGCAAGCATTGAGCCGATTGTCGATATAGTCAATTCGGAACTTGCGATGTCGGATGTGCTACCGTACTGTCAGCTATTCAAAGTCGGCCTGATGAGCGGTGGTGCAAAACCCGACAAGGCGGCATTAAAGGAGATGCTTGATAGATGGAACAGCCGATTGGATAAGCTCGGCAAGAAAATCTATTGGAAGCAGAGCGTAGTTGATTATCTGGGCGATGATTTCACGTTCTGGTTAGACTCCTGCGTGGATGCCGACTACAACATATTTAGCTACTGATATTGTTTTAAGGTAAAGATAGATTGTTAATTAGTACTTTTGCGGAGCGTGTCGTTGTGAAACGATGCGCTTTCTTTTTGCCTATTCCGTATAAAGTTACGACTTTAAGTAAGTTGTCGTGAGTGATGCTTGCTTTAATAATGTGGTTGTCGGTTTTGGGTCGTAGTTTTGCGTAGATAAACTTAAACCCCCAATCATATCCAGATGAAAAATAAAATCTTTGCAAAACTAAAACAGGAGTATTCCTCTCTTGGGTTAGGCGACGAATATCTGATGGCAAAAGCCGATTCCCTTGCAGCGACCGGTCTTGTGACTGACGATAACGTCGATGCTGTCGTGGCATGTCAGCGTAAAGAGCTTGAGGGTCTTCAAAAGTCCAACGACAAACGTGTTACCGACGCTCTTGAAAAGGAACGTAAAAAGCACGAAGAAGAAACTCGCAAAAAGGAGCAGGAAGCCGAGGAAGCGCGTCGCAAAGCGGAAGAAGAGGCAAAGGGCAAAGTGAAGCCCGAAGTTACCGACCCCGCCGGCGACCCGCGATACGACGAACTGAAAAAGCAGTTTGACGAAATCGTCGCCGCCGGAAAGAAGCGCGATGCTGAGTCGGCTGCAACCATCAAGGCTCTTACCGATAGGAACACGGAACTTGGCAAGGCGGTCAAAGACCTCACTGACAAGAATACCGCAGCGGAAGCAGCAGCTGCCAAAGCAGCACGCAATGCGATGATAGTGGCGAAAGCCAAAGAGTTGGGCGTTCCGCAGTGGCGTATCGACGAGGGCTTCATTATCGCGGATGACGCGACCGATGAGGTTGTAACCGAAACGCTGACCAAGGTTGCGAACAACATCAACACCAATATTCTTCCGGGAAATCGTGGCATGTTCCCCATGGCCGGCAATGAGCCTACCAAGGATGAGCTTGCTTCGATGGCTGCAAACCTCGTTAAGTAACAACTAAACCCCAACAAGAATTATGAAGAATGACATCTCACCCAACAAGGAAACGGTTGTCTTCGGCAATGATTCCGCAGTAATCCGTAAGTACATCAGCGGTATCCCCGGTGGTCGTACTCTGGACTGCACCGGTTTCAAAGAAGACACCGTGCTGGCCGGCCACGTCATCATCAAGAAGACTGACGGCAAGTATGCCCCCATGCCCGTTAAGGCAGCAGTTCCGGCATCAGGCGAAACAGCCGCAACGCCCGCGAGCTACGACTCGCTTCCCGCCGGCGCAACCTACGTGGGCATCCTTTATCGCTCCATCAGCGTAAAGAACCCCGCAGCTTCCATCATGTACGATGGCGTCGTAAACGACAAATTAGTTCCCTATCCCATGACAAGCATCTTGACCGCGTTCAAGACCGCTTGCCCTCACATCATTTTTGAACAGGACGAGGAGGCCTAAGAATCAGAGTTAATCAGTCATTTTATTTCGATTACGCAAAGCGTTTCTTCCCCGGCCTTGTGCTGGCTATCGTAGAACGCCTCAACGAGAAGCGTGCCAATTCCGCTCTCACCTACCTTTACAAAGAAAAACTTCGCCCGCAGTTTTCGCTTGATGGCCGCTGGGCTTCCATCCTTGCGGAATACACCCGCGTAGCCGCCGACGTTGTGGCACTTGACTCCGAGCTTCCGCTCAAGAGCCGTGACACACTGGAGGTTGCTTCCGGCACAATTCCCAAAATCGGTATGAAGCTCTACCTGACCGAAAAGCAGATGAAAGACGTTGACTCGATGATTGCGCAGGGTGTTCCCCTCCAGACCATCATCGACAACATCTTCGCTGATACCCCCCGTTGCATCGAGGGCATCTGGGAGCGCATCGAAGACATCTTCCTTTCGGAGCTTTCGTCGGGTGTCGGCGTTTCCGAGCGCAACAACGGCACAGGTGTGCGCATCAACATGAATTTCTATGACGACAACCAGTTCGCTGTTTCCAAACTTTGGAGCAACACCGACGCAACTCCGCTTGACGACATCCAGAAACTTGTTGACAAGTCCATTACCGACGCAAACACCATCATCGACGCATACGCTGACGACACCGCCCTCGGTCTTCTCTACAAGAACAAGCAGGTGCGTTCACAGTTCGCGTTCAATCAGGGCATCGCCATGACCGGTTCGACCACCGTGCCGGTGCTTGACTTTGCGAAGCTCCAGCAGATTTTCCTCACCAAGTGGAACATCAATCTGCACCGCGTCGCCCGCCGTGTCAAGACCGAGCTTAACGGCGAAAAGAAAAACCATACCCCGTGGAAGACCGGAACAATTTCCTTTGTCTGCGATGAAGAGCTTGGCTCACTCGTATGGACTAACGTTGCCGAGGCTTCGCGCCCCGTTGAAGGCGTTGTCTATCAGACTGCCGACCAGTACATCCTCGCAAAGAAATATTCCAAGACCGACCCCCTCCGCGAGTTTACCGCTTCCGAGGCTATGGTTGTGCCTGTGTTGAACAACGTTGACCGCATCTACACGCTCGACACTCAGACAGTTCAGGAATGAAAGCGACCGTCCTCATACCTTTCCGCGACAAACACGACCACAAGGTAGTGTATTCGCCCGGAGATGTAAAGGAATTTGACAATGACCGTGTGGTGGCACTCGCCGCCCGCGGTCTTGTCAAACCCCTTGAAGAAGCCTCCGAAACCGAAGAAAGCGCAGATGTCAAGCCTGCAAAGGGTAAAGGCAAAGGTAAAGGTAAAAACGCCAAGAAAGATAAGGAAGCCCCCGCCGAGGTAGCTCCCGAAGCTGAAAAGGTGGATGCCGACACCGATACCGATACCGAAGCAGAAGACACCGACGCTGATGTAGAAAATTCCACCGACAAAGAATAACAACCGATGACTATCCGCGCTTACATAACCGACAAACTGAAAGCCTATGGAATTTCCGAGGCGCAGCTAATCGACTTGTCTATTGCATCCGGTCTTAACCTTGACTCTGATGTTGTGGCAAACGACCCCGCTGTTGTAGGCGTTGCGCTGACGCACACCCTTGAGGAGTGCATCCTTGCGCCGCGACTGTCTAATGTGAGCGAAAACGGTTTTTCGATGTCATGGAACTACGACTCCGTGGGCAAGTATTACCTATGGCTTTGTCGCAAATGGGGATTGACCCCTAACGATGATGTCATGGCGTTACTTGGCCTTTCCTCGATTATAGACCGCACAGACAACTGGTAAAAGCAATGTACTACGCTCCACACATATTGCAAAAGCTCGTGATACCCGAAGAGGTGTCTGATGAACTTGGAAGACCAATCCCAAGCGAAGCAGGCGACGAATGGGTTGAGGTGTGCAGATGCAGATGTGACCACAATGGGGATAAGGAAATCAAGATGCCCGACGGCACTGTAATAAGACCGGAATACCATATTGTCCTTGAGGGTAACACCCCCGACATCAAGACCGGCGATTATGTGCGATGCCTGAAAGCTGACGGAAGCATCCGGGGTGAGGGTCGTGCTATCAGACCAAGAACATTAAACTATCTGCCTTATGCCGAAATCTACGTGTAAATTTGATTTTAGCGATGTAGCCCCGGCTCTTGCACGTTTCAATCGCCAAGTACGAAAGAAAGTGGAGGAGGTAGGGCAAGAAGCCGTGGAATACGCTATTGAAAATGGCGACTACCACGATGTCACAGGCGAAACACGCGCAAGCAATCATTACAAGGTTGACGGAAACAACAATCTGACCATCTATAATGACTGCGACCACGCCGCAGAGCTTGAGGCAAACGGCAAGGATGTGATTGGAAATGCGGCCTTATACGCAGAACAACGACTTAAAGAGATTTTTGAATGATAACCACAACCGACGCAGCCAACATTCTTTACACCGCCTGCAAAATCTTTGGGATGCCCGTCTATCAAGCCGGGAACATTCCGGAGGGTAAGGTAGGCAAGGATGGCCGTGTGGTCATCCACGTCAAAGAACACACCCCCGGCTCCACTTGGAAAAAGGGATTTGTCGAAATCAATCTTTTTGCCGCTGACACGCCGAAAGGAAAGTCTGACCTAATCCGTCTTAATGAGCTTGAGCGAATGGCTGTCAAAGACCTCAAGGGCATGGGATGGCATGACGGTACGGCATACACCTTTTCCGTAGCTTCTACGATACCGATGGAAAACGCCGATTTGAAAGCCCACTACATCAATGCCAAAGTGCTTTTCAAGGTATTAAACACAATGGAATAATTAACCCCTTAACACCCATAAACGAGTTACAAACAACGCACCCAAAGTTTGCGCGGTCGGCATCAAAAAGCTGTACTATGCCGACACCAGCAAGGTAACGGCAGACCTTACCGGCGCATTGCTCGCCGCACTGCTTGCCGACGAAGCCACCAAGGAAGTCAAGAACATCCATCAGGACACGTGGACTATCGAAGAGAGCGAAGCCTCGCAGGACGGCTATCGCAATCAGCTCACCGGTTCTATCTACCGCATGGGAACGAAGACCATGGGCGACGTAACTTTCAACTGGACTATCGGTCAGTACGACTATCCTACCAAGGCTGAGTTCCTCGGTGGTGTCGCTACCGACAAGTCGTGGAAGCGTCCCCGCGGTGTCGTCGAAATCCACAAAGTCCTCATCGCACTCACCGAAGACAATCAGTATTGCGTTCTGCCCTACGCCAACGTAGCCGGTCGTGAAGCCAACACCGACGGCGCAGTAGGTCTGGGTATCGTCGGAACGGCAATGGAGCCTACCGACCCCAACATCGCATCCGAATACTGGTTCGACTCTTCCGAGGTAGTGACCGCGTAAGGAAAACCGATTCATCTAAAAGTTTGTGAAAGTGAAATGTGGTGCGCCAATGACGTACCCCATTCTTTTCAATAAATCCAAAATGATATGGAAGAAGAAAACAAAGAAAAGAACGACGGTGCGAGAATGGTCGCCAGTGCGATTATAGGGCTTGACTACCGCATCGCCATCGTTAACGACAAGTCATACGTCATCCAGCCGCCCACAATCGCCAAGTTAGCCGGCGCGACGTATTGGTTATGCGAAAGCGGAACGGGAAGCACGTTAAGGGATATTCTGATGTCGCTGTCAAAAAGCGAAAATCTTGCAAAGGCATTATCATGGTTCATCCAAGGCAACGATGAACTTGCGGAAGAATTATCCCAAGGCAAGATGCTTGAAATCGTGGATGGTCTTGAGGCCGCTTTCTCCATGATTGAAGCTGAAAATTTTATGCGGCTATCGGCTTTACGGAAGAGCGCAAGTCGGCTGATAGCAAAACCGAAATGATTGGCAACGAGTGTATGCTCGGCCAAATCGCATCATTTATGGAAGCTCTCTGCCTGTCCTATGACGAGGTAGTCCATAAAATTCCATACCGAAATCTGCTAATCATGCAGAAAGACAAGATGCACCCATGCACCGGTGTCAAAATCAGTCATTCCAGCGGTAAAGACATGGCCGCCCGCCGTCGCCAGAATAAGCGTGACGGTTAAATCAGCGACCTTTCCAATGCAAGCACATCATCTTGCGACATAAACGTGGATAGGTAGCGATAATCTACTTGAAAGTTAGCCGGCAACAAGTCGGCTAATTCTTTTTTGTAGTACTCCACCCATTCATCCGGGTTCATGCAGCGCGATAGATTTGCCATAAGCTCCGATATGATGGCGTTGTCTTTCCCATTCGGAAACCGAAGCATACGCTCAAGGGTGCGCTTCATCAGTTCAGTGGCGTTATTGGAACGATTGGATAGCGTATCGACGATGCCCTGTAATTCATTCACGTTGGAAGCGGTAAAGATACCGCGTCGGCATTTGACCATCGCCACAAATTCATTCTCAAAAGGCGTATTGGGAGTAAACGATGACTCAAAGAGGTCGCCAAATTCCACCGACAAGGCATCTGCAACTTTCGTAAGCGCGTTTATCGACAGGCTTCTTCCGTTCAATATGTTTGAAATATGCTGTGGCAGCACACCCATCTTATCGGCAAGTGCTTTATTCGTCATTCCCTTTTGGGCTAAAATCTCGCGGATGCGCAGTTTGATGTTACTCCTATTCATGTCTATTCTTGTTTCTTTGCAAAGGTAGCCATTCCAAATCAATATAAACGATATTGGTGTATTAAATATTGTTAAAAACTTATTTCAATCAGTATTTTACTTTGTAGATACATTATTATTGTTTACCTTTGCAGTGTTAATCCTTGTTAGATATAAGGGTTTGCCAAAATGAAAAGAGTAACAATATGGAAAGAGAAATCCTATTTAGGGCAAAACACCTTAAAGCCGACTACTACAATGGCGAGTTAATCCCAGAGGGTAAGTGGCTATTTGGGTGGTACTACCAAAATCAGCATAAAGGCGAGATTGAACACAATATCATCTTGCCACGCGAAAAAGGCTCACAAGGTCAAGCCGGGTTAGTGATAGACCCCGCCACACTTTGCCAGTTTACCGGGCTACACGATATAGACGGAAAGCAGATTTTTGATGGCGATATTCTTGACTCCAAGACAAGCGAATATCAGACCAACGGATACCGCTTTGTCTGCAAATGGATTGACAGTGGCTTTGCATTGACTTTCATCGGTCTTACTTATGGCGTACCGGAACGTAATCCGTGGATAAACCGCTATCCCCTTTGCCATAACAATGTCAAAGACCTACGCATAATCGGAAATGTGTTTGACAATCCAGAATTGATGAAAGATGCAAAAATCGAAGAATTTAGATAAGCCAAAAATGACACCAAAACAGACAATCGCATTATCGCCCATTCAGCAGATTAAACTGGAACTCTACCGCGAGTTTGGCGACAAGGCTCAAGAGGCCTTTGATTTCATCGTAGGCGATGAAACTATCACTGCCGTAGCGACCACAAACCCCGCCACGGAAGAAGACGGCGTTTACATCATCTACGAAGATGGTACGCACGAAGCCTTTAATGGTGAAAACCGCAAGAATGGTGTAAAGTACGTCGGTGTAATTAATGGAAAGCGTCGCATCGCGGTCGCCTTGCACAATATCGGTGGCGAAGCTGCCGAATACCAATTCTTGAAAGATGGCGCAAAGTCACCGGAACACTCGGTATATTATACCCGTCAGCAAGGTATTAATGCTTTTGAAGACTTCACTGGGGCGAATAATACGGCGCACATCATAAAGGACTACGACTCGGAAATCCCATTTGACAAGTTTGAAGATGGCGAATACATCGCATCTATGGGCGAATGGGGTGTGCTGATGTCTTACGCATCGCTCATCAATGAAGCCCTTAAATATGTCGGCGGAACTCCTATTAAGGGATGGCTTTGGTCATCCACCGAGAACAGTCAGAACGGCGCATGGTACGTCAACTTCACAGATGGCTACACCAACTACTACTACGGCAAGTACCACGGTAACTCGGTGAGGGCGGTCGCCGCATTTTAAGATTGTACGCGGTCGGTCGTATTCGACTGACCGCTTAACGGAAAACCAATGTATAAGAAATGACACCCATTCAGCAATTCACATACGATGTCGTAAAGGAACTGCAAGCCAAATGCGAAGCCGAGCATCGCGCACCGGTCTGCGTATCCATGCACGAAATCACACACGCTATCAATGAGCAAGTCAAGACTGCGCTCAACGGATTTATCACCGATGGCACTATGTCGTGGTCAAAGAATGTCAACGGAATACCATTGTTCAAAATCCAAAAACCGATAGACTGACATGGCTTTTCTTGGCAAGTGTGCAATCCACAAAAGCAACCCCCGGATATGGCGCAGGCTGATGAATTTTGGTCTGCATCCCAACCCTTGCAGTCCGACGATGATTGCTCGGAACAAAGGCAATCAAGTCTGCATGGTCGTTGATGGCGGCACGTTCTACAATACAACGGAAGACAACATCGACGAGCAAATCTATGACTGCAAGGACAACGAGGGGCTTTTCTTCGCACTTGCCGCCCTACGCGACGATAGCGACCTCCATCAATGGTTTGTCTACGACAATCGCACATGGAACGATGAAAAGCCAACGCGCTTTTGGTTTATCTGCAAGCAAGATAAGGTTGAAGATGATATGTGCCATGACCAGATGTTTACAGACTGCGAGAAAGCCACCAAGGAGGAACTTATCGCCCACTTTACCGGCTGGGATGATGACGATGTAGCAATAAACCAATAAACAATGGAACACAAGCCAATCATAGACAAATTCGCCAAAGCCTATGCTGACGGAATCCCGCAGTTTGAACACAACAAACTGTATAGCATCGATGACTTCATCGCCGGCATGGGGTTCTGGGCAGAAATCAAACGTGACGAAGATGGATTTGCCACGGAAGACTGCCTTGATGAAATGTTTGACAATATGCCTTTCGTAATCTACGACAGCGAAGACAACGATATTGAAGCCGTATGTCAGGATGATTGGCGTGGCGACATTGAGAAGCATAGTTTTTACACCCATTGGAAACCAATAATCACACCACACAAAGATGAAGACTAAATTATCATTTATCACCGCAGTATTGGCGTTATGCCTCGCGTCGTGCGAGCCGGCAACACATGAAGACTGGCAGAAATATCACGACAAGGAATGTGCGACCCGTATAACAAAATTCAACTACGAGGGTCATTCATATCTGCTTTATCGTCACAACAAAAGTGAAAGTATAGCCCACGATGCGAATTGTCAGTGTTACAACATCCCGGATTCCGATTACTGATTATGACTGAAATGAAAAAGAAAACAATACTCAAAATCTTGGCAGTCATCGCCCTGCTGTTTGTAGGCAACCGATTCTTCAACCACGTTACCGCGTGGGGTGGAATAGCAATCATGCTGTTTGCTGTCGCCCTTGCGGTCTACTTCATAGTTAAACCAACCAACATCAACAAAGACAATGAAAAAGATTAGACTTATACTGATGGCTCTTGTAGCCGTCGTTGCGTTCTCGTCTTGTGAACGTGTCGCGCCCAACTACGCCGGTGTCCTTATGGAAAACTACGGCAAGGAAGGCAAATCCGACTTCAAGGTAGTATCCGGTAAGGTATCCACATGGGAGTGGGGTACGGAACTCTTTCAGGTGCCGCTCTTCGACCAACGCGGCGAATTTGCCGAAGCGGTTACACTCAAGGCGGCTGACAACACGGAATTTAAGGCTCGCCCTACATATTCCTACAAGGTCATCAAGGAACGCGCCATCGACGTGGTATTCGACAACAAGCACATCGACAAAGCCGAAACGGAAAGCGGCAAAGATGGCTTTATGCAGTCGTTGGAAGACAATATCCTTGAACCCCGTATCTACGACCTTATCAAAGAAGAAAGCCGAAAACACAAGACTGATAGCCTTATGGCCGATGGTGGCTCGCTCCTATTTGAGAAACGACTTGAGCAGGTCATCGAACAGGAATTTGAACGACGCGGATTAAAGCTACTTACATTCTCCGCCCAGCTTGAATTTTCTAACAAGGTACGCGAAAAGATTGACAGTCGCAATGAGGTTAACACCAATATCTCGGTGCTTGACCAGCAGATTGCGGAACAGCGTAAGCGCAATGAGCTTGAACAGCTCAAAACCGAGCAGATGCTTATCAAGTCACGCGGTCTTACAAAGGAAATCTTACAGCAGCAGTTTATCGACAAGTGGGATGGAAAAGCCCCAATCTATTCATCCCCGATTGACTTCGTAAAGGTAACTAAATAATAACCCGGTGGCGGGTGCTTAACGTGGTCGCCCGCCGCCATTTTCAACTACACAGATATGGACTTATGTTTAGAGGAATATAAACGCAATAGGAATGGCATGACTATGGGCGATTTAATCTAAAGGTCGGCGCATGACCGAAAGCGAAACCCGAATGGTAGTCAATTACGGAATTGAACAAGGATATGAATTGATGTCTGAAATCCCGGATGAGATTACCGACAAAATCTGCGACCCTTTCTGCAAGGAGTTTGACAAGTATGATGACACACCTGAATTTTATTCGCTTGACTACATCAGAAAGACACTCCGCAAAGTCCAGAACTGCTATCATGTGGATTGGGATGCTGATGGTATTATGGATACATTGGAAGAAGAATTATGAAAGACAAGCTGACCATCGAGCAGTCTTACGAATTGGTACGATTAGGCGTACCATCGGAAAAGGCAAGCGAAGTCTACGTCATAGAGGGCTTCTTCGGAATATCCTATCGCCCATGCTTCACATTGGCGGATACCCTTGAGTTATTGCCCGCCACCGCAAGCGATGGCATTTCTGCGTGGCCGCTTCTGATAAAGCGACATGGGAAACAATGGAGTGCTGGCTATGGTCAGATAATCCTATTTATTGAAGATGAGCTTATTGATGCCGCGTATGGTCTGAATAAGTGGATGTTAACTGAATACAATAAACCAAAAGTAAAATCAACAGCACAATGAAAAGAAAAATCATGGTAGAGCAAGTATTTGACCTTGCGATTGCGGATTGCCATATCTATCCGCGTAGATGGGAAACATCCCAAGTCAACGGCGTTGAAGATAATGACAGCGACCCTAAAATGCCGTGTATTGAAGAAGATAAGCAATGCAGACTGCATTGGAATCCTATCATCAATCTTGATAATGGTCAGATTGTGAATTGGCAGAAAGGCACAACCGCAAGCGTTCACTATAAATCTGTTGATAATAATCAAATTGACATCAAAGACCGCAACACTAACACTATCAAGGAATACGAGGGATATGTTCCCAGCTTTCTTTGTCCGGAAGAAGATGGATGGGGAGATTATGTCATCATGGAAATAGACGAAAACGGCTTTATTCAGGACTTTGACAACAATCTTGATGATATTTTTCAAGATGGCGATGACGACTGAATATCTGCATAACGATAAAACGAGTGTAAAGCCATGACGGAAGAGCAGATGCACGTTGTCGTGACCAGTATCAGCAACATTATGACAAGCAACAACGCAAACCTTGGCGAGGTATTGGAATTGCTTCGTAAGTGCGATATAGAAGTTGAACAAATAGAAATCCAATCGCTATGATTATTCAACGGCAACAGCGGCACGATAAAATCCGATATATTCTTATCGACGAGTACGCATCCGTTCACTTGGAACTATTCGACACCGCGCAGGATTTTGGCGGTACGGCATTTATCTGGGCGTTATGGACTAACCCCGATTACCGGCGACAAGGACATGCAAAGAGGTTTCTTGAGCAAGCGGAACAAATCGCAAAAGAACATGGTCATGCTGCCGTGTATTTGGAATGGTTTGAATGTGATACGCCCACCGAAATCCTCAAATGGTATTATCGCAGTGGATACAACGATGTAGAATTTGGCGGGAAAGGCGATTATGTATTACTCAAAAAGATTCTAAATGAGCATGGAAGATAAACGTGGCAGGATTAGGGCATCCGCTTCAAACTATCAAGTAAGGGTCAACGGAATAAACATCATGCACGCCATCATTGAAGATGAAAGAAATAGAGAGCGCATTGCTGCAATAGATAGGCTTATAACTGCTGACCATCCATTCAATAAGGCTATTGAAATTCGCCTTGCAGAAACTCCGAAAGTTGAGCGACGGATTGACCCTACTTGTGACCACTGTTGTCATTTCCAAGCCCACCCATCTCGGTGTCAGCTTTTCAAACGGAAAGTCAATCAGCATCAATATTCATGTAAAAAATACTCTCCAAGATACCACAACAGATAGGAACAATTAAATAAGCTAAATATAAGAATAATATGGATGTCAAAGTAGCAGAAAAGGCAAGCAAGCTCCTCAATACACTTAATGGATTGAACGAAATCAAGAAAGCAACGGAAAATGAAAGCTCGCATTGGTGGGCGTTTCGCGCCCCACATTTGAAATACCGAAATGATGGCGACGGGATATACATGCCCGACATTCTGCGCGACGAATTTGTGGAAGCCGTCGATAGGGCAATCGCGAAGACCAAAGAAAAGATTGAGAAGTTATGAGGGATATGCGTTTTGCAGTCGCCACCGCCGACCGACAGGAACTGCCAATGCGCGTGCGTCTTCTGGAGGCGACCATTGAGCTTAAATCCGCACTACAACGATACGCCACACTGATTGACCAAATAGAGGGAAGAAAAGGTGGCACAACGATAAGGATGATTAACCGCGTGCTTCAAGATTGCGTCGGTCTACCCATCCACAATGTAGTGTTTGATGAATTTGACGACTCTGTTTATGCGGAACAAACGAAACGTCTGCACGAAGCATTAGAGCAACTGGCAATCGCTACCGGTCAAGTTGTTCAAATAAGCATCGACGACTACATCATTGATGTAAAATCGCAGATGGAAGCCATCGGTAAGCAACTCGGACAAAAATGCAAACGGAAAGCAGGACAAAAACAAACATATCCAAAGGTTAAGACCAAATGCAACCCCATCCCCGGCTATACAAGAAAGACGGTATGGAACAGAACACGGTCTAACCCCAAATTAAGATAAAGATATGTTGGAACTACGAGAATACCAAGACGAAATATCATCAAAGGCGGCGCAGTTGCTTGAGCAGTACAAGATGTGCTACCTCGCAATGGAATGTCGCACCGGCAAGACGCTGACCGCACTGGCTACGGCGTTGAAATATGGCGCAAAGTCAGTCCTTGTAATTTCCAAGGTCAAGGCATTGCCAAGCATCCGCGCAGACTACGATTTAATGCGCCCTACGTTCACGATGGATGCGGTCAACTATGAATCCGCACACAAGTATGCCGGGAACAAATATGACCTTGTAATCCTTGATGAAGCCCACAATCTCGGCGCATTTCCCAAGCCAAGCCAACGCACGAAGACTGTTAAGGCACTCTGCAAGGGCCTGCCCATAATCTACATGTCGGGTACGCCATCGCCGGAATCATTCTCGCAGTTATATCATCAGTTCTGGGTAAGCTCATTCTCGCCGTTCAAACTGTTCACTAATTTCTATAAGTGGGCAAAGGTCTATGTGGAAACAACGCAGAAGATGGTAGGCGGTCACACTATCAACGATTATAGCAACGCCCGCAAGGATAAGATTGATGCGGTTGTAAAGAAACTGTTCATCGACTATTCGCAGGAAGAAGCCGGGTTTGACGCGAAGATAGTGGAGCATACGTTGGTCGTATCTATGTCGGAATGGACGGCAAGCGCAATCAATAGACTCAAGCGCGACCGCGTTCTCGTTTGGGATGATGTCAATATTCTTGGCGACACCCCCGTGAAGCTGATGACAAAACTACACCAGCTTTCATCCGGCAGCGTTATCGACGAAAGCGGAACACATATCATTACTGACTATTCAAAGGCGAAATACATCCGCGACTACTTCGCCGGTAAGAAAATTGCCATCTTCTATGTCTATCAGACCGAAGCAGAATTGCTGAAAAAAGCATTTCCTAATTGGACTGACACTGCGGAAGTATTTCAGCAGAGCGATGACCTCGGCATGGTCTTTCTGGGACAAGTCCGCAGCGCAAGAGAGGGTGTTCGCCTTGACACCGCCGATGCGCTTATCTTCTTCAATCTTGAATATTCCTATCTATCGTATGAACAGGGCAAGAACCGACTTTCATCCAAAGAGCGCATTGACCCGGCACAGGTCTATTTCGTATGTTCGGACTGCGGAATAGAGCAGGATATTCTTGAGGCCGTTCATGGCAAGTCAGACTACACGTATTCATTTTATAAAGCAAAACAACATGGAATCCCCTCTTTCTAACACCAAAGAATACCGCGAACAGATGGGGCGCGTATTCCGATGCTTCTACGAGCATCCAAAGACGATGCTGGACGTGTCGATTGAAACCGGCATACTACGCGCTAACATCTGCCGCTATGTGTCGCACATGGAGGATGACGGAAGAATCCAAATCCACCACAAGGGCATCGACAAGACAACCAAATGCCGGGCGGCTTACTATACGACAAATCCGGAACTGTTCAATCAGCCGCCTGTTCAGCAGATGGCATTGGATTTTGGCATGTAATCATCATGTTTCAGAAGAAGAAAACAGACCCGCTGGAAAGCGCGATACAGCGCAAAATTATAAAGCGTTATGAAGACGATGGCTATCTTGTAGTCAAGATTGGACTATGCAACAAAGGAGGCTTCCCGGACTTGATGTTACTCAAGGATGGAAAGGCTTCATTCGTTGAAGTCAAACGACCCGGACGAAAGCCACGACCGCTACAAGAATACAGGCTCAAGGAGCTGCGCGATGCCGGCTTCGACGCTTTTGTACTGACGGAATAGACATACTCTTTTCATAAATTGATGGATGGCTGTCATCGTGAGATGGTGGCCTATCCGTTTACAAAAGAAATGCGCCACGGTGGAATAGACCACTATGGCGCAATCTTTATCGCTATTGGTAGCGATTATTATCTACAAGATATGAAATCGTCAGGCGCGATAAATCCTTTTGCTTCCATGATATTTATGGCTTCTTCGGCATCCATTTCGTGTATTTCATCAACGTCGCTATAACTGAGTGCTATGCAATATTCATTGACAAAACCAATAGAGGGTTCAATTTCGCCAAACCCCTTAAAGACAATAAATTTGCCAAATTCTTGTAACGCAGAGTCGGCTACCACTATGGCTTTTATTGCTTTATCGTAAGCCTTACGCATTTCCTTGTTTTTCATAACCTATTATTCTATTCTGATATAGACGCGATACCAGCTATATTCACGGTCAAAAGCATCCGTGAATGTAATCGGGACTTCCGAGCCGGCTTCACATACCGGCTCGATGGTGTATTGGGCGACATTGGCTTCAAGGGATTCATCGCCGCACACAAACGTTGCCGTTTCCGTCTTCTTTGGTTTGTATGCCTTCGTAGCGAAAAGCGCAAGATTATCATTGGTCAGATTAAAGAAAACCGAGTCGGCTTCGCCATCCTGCAACTGATTGAAGAAATCACTGCACAAGGGGATTGTCATGTGCGTTCCGTCGCGTGTGATTGGTGGCACGTTCACACATTCAGGCAGATTATCTTCCGTAATATCCGGCAAGTCAAAGATGCCCAGTTTGCCCTTGACGTTAAGAATAGGCTTTTTGAATAGCATTACATCGCGCATGACCCATTTGTATTCCGCTCCGTGACCCTCCTGCGCCCAAATTGAAAAATTCTCTTCTTCGCACCGGTCTATTGTCGCCACGCCTACGATGGCAGATGTCGGCATTTCCGCGATTGTGGGGATTATACCCATTGTCTGCGCGTTTTCTATCGGATTAGCCCATACCAGCGGCATGGTTTCTTCGTCGATGTTAGGCTTCCGTGCGCCGACATGAATAAGAACACGCATAGGTGTTGACTTCAACGCCCATTTGCGGTTTTCCACATCCTTGAGTCCGCTGCATATCAGCGTACCCCACGGCTGTTGAATTGAAAAGGCTTTCATTGTTCCGTATCTATTATTTTTATTATTGATTTGAGTTCATCTATTGTCTTCGCTTTGTATTTCGTGCCTTTATACAAAATAACCGCCCGGAGTTGACTCTTAGGTGTACTTAATGGCGATATTTCTTGCTTGTGTGATAGCATCCAATTCAAACGGCTTATTGTCCTTTCTTTTAACAATGAGCCGTATTCATCAAGAAGAGCAATCAGTGTATCTCGTCTATTTTTAGACATGCCTATCACCTTCCCATTTTGAAACCCAAGACCATGAAGACAAGAATTTATTGCGCGAGGCAAGATGCAACATGTTTCCGGCGAATAAATCTTGCGATTATTACCGAATAAGTCTTTATCCACGCAAACATCAAAAGGAGATATGAATAATGAATCCATTAACAATCTCTTTTCCTCATTATACCATCTTTCAAAATTGTTAAAACAGTGCCATTCCGCACATACCGTAGCATCATTATAACATCGGGGTCTGCCCGGGCTATAACATCTTCCAAGTATTCCGCGCCATTGCTTAAACGCAGGGGTATCTTTGTTTACTGGATAAGAGATGGTTCCAATAGCATATCCAACTCCGCAGAATTGTTCTATTGCATAGTCTTTTATGTGTGCATTTTTGCCGATTGCCTTGCAAGAATATTTTTGAACGTTTCCACTTTCCTTAAAGCGCACAAGACATTCCCCGTTGCCGATAATTTTCACAACCTCGTATGATAATCCATAAAAAGATGTGTATTCGTCACCAACGCAAACTGGGTCATTGTGAGCTTTCATTACTTATTGATTTTAATGGTCTAAATCCTTACATTCATGCAAAAGTGCGCACAGAGAATCCATCAGCTTTTGAATAACCTCATCATCTGCGTATAGCTCCCTCATGTGTTCAAAATCATGGGTATGACACAACTTGTGAAACTCTTCCTCACGCCAGTCTTTTAGAATTGCCATAATTTCTGCTATCGTAGTTGGGGTGTGGCTTCTTCCGCGATAGTGCAAAAAAGCAACCATTTTATTGGCATTGATTTCGTCGGTGAATAATTCCGCAACAGACACATCAAGCGCATCAGCGATTTTCATCAATGATTGCAGGCTGGGGTTTCCTTTGCCGTTTGCTATGTTAGAGAGCATCGCCTCCGTCACACCGGCGGTGGCTGCGACGTCCTTTGCGGTTAGTCCTCTACTTTTTAGAATATCCTTAATTCTCATAAAAGATAATTTGTTTGGGTACGCAAAATTACGATAAAAAATAATACTATCAAAGAAAATTAGCCCATAAAGTAAGATTTAACATACTTTAACTGTTAGCCTATTGCACGACATTATTTTATAATGTAATTTTGCGGTGTGAAATTATCACAAACAATAATTCAACGTAATCAACCCCTAAAGGCAAAGATATGAAGACTACAAGAAACAACCTGAAAGACATCATGCTTCTGGCGTGGTCATTTGTACGTCGCAACGGCTTCACTATGGCAGAGGCTATGAAAACCGCATGGCGCAACTACAAGCTGAAAAACGCTATGCACGGCGGCATCGTGAAATTCTACTTTCTGAAAGTGGATAGTACGCTGCGCGAGGCTTACGGCACATTAAAGGAGAATCTCCTGCCGGCTACACAAGGCACTGGCAGACGTGCCAACGACACAGTTCAAACATACTTCGACACCGAGAAAGGGGAATGGAGATGCTTTAAGAAAGCAAACCTCGTGCGCATCGCTAACGCATAACACATCAAGCCGGGAATGCTGTCAGCCACGGCATCCCCGGCACCAAAAAACGTAATCAATAACACCAATAAGACAATGAAAATAATCGCTAACATCTACTATGTAGGCCAAATCGTATTTTCAGCCGCCCTCGCAATATGGGCGTTATACATGGCACTGCGCGGCCTCTTTACTGGCGGCTCGCTATTCGTAACGTTCTGCTTCGCAGTAATGACATGCACAACCTATTGCCTCATGTACGTGCCAAGTGTACGCGAATACAAGGAGCATAAGGCAAGACACAACAAAAAGGCACAGACCGAGCAAAAATGATTGAACCGCAGACCGGCATACAACAGGACGTTGACCGCGTGGAAATCAGCGACACCCTTATTGACTTGATTGTCGATAAGATGGTCGATGAAATGAATGACCGGATAGCCAAGATTGACCCACGCGATGACCCCTCGGCTGAATATGGCGAATACTGGACAAGCGGAAGCTATGATAGCGATGACTATTTAGAACTGGACGAGCCAAATGACGAATACTGCATCTCGTATAAGTTTGAGCTATCGTGGGAATACCGCGAATGGACTGAATACTGGACTGACCCAGTATGTTACCCATCGTTTGACGATATGCGGAACGAAACCGGCTACGTCTATGACATAGAAATCGACACCCCGGATGGCGATGCAGTCAAACAAAGTATCTGCGACGCTATCGCAAAGAAAGTAAACGAAAAAATCGGATAAACATGAGCCTATACAACCTTATCAATGGCGTTAATCCTGCCACGTTTTTCATCTTGCCCATGCTCGGCAAGCACCCGGATGAATATCCCAGATTCAGGGATTGCTTCGTAGGGGAAGAAGATACCATCGTCGTACTTACCCGCGTAGGCGGCGCAAACCGCAACACAGGCTATGGCGAAGACAAGATAATGGGACACCCCAATTTCATCAAGACTTACGATGATGATTTTGATAACACCTACGGCTATTACGTCTATTCAGTGCCTGACCGCTGGCGCGAAGACTACAACAAAATCATCAATGGCAAAACGCTATTCGTATCGGAAGAATACTTTAACGAGATGCTGCGCGTATGGCCTAACCTTGAAGACAAACTGCGGAACATGTTTCATCGCCCCAAAACCGAAGAGAAATGACGAAGCGTAAATCATCTGCGGAAGCTGCTGCGGATTATGCCGCAAAGGACTACTATATCGCACAGCGTACCGACCTACTGAAATCCGCGTTTAACGCCGGCGCATCGTGGCTATTCAATAATCAATGGCACGACGTGTACGAAGAAGCACCGCCCAAATCCGGGCAATATCTCGTCATCTACCTTATGGATAAGGGCGAGAATGAACCGCCGGAAAAGCGATACGTTCAAGTGTTCGACATCCTTGTGTATTTCAAGGATAATGAAGACGAGGGCTTATTGCCGTGGGGATTAGAAGATGAATTTGAATACCTCGCAAACGCCATAACACATTGGGCGTTCATCCCCAAAACGCCACCTATAACAACGCTGGAGGATGGGCTTTATTTAGGCGAAGCAAAGCCTTACAATCCCGAAATGCACCGGCGTGATTACAATAACCTACCAGAAGAATATCAGAAATGAAACCTATAAAATTTACATGGACGCAGACCCGTGACCCGCATTTGGCATCATTGGTCAAGACAGACCCGGAATTTGCGGAACGAGTCAGAAAGTCAATAACCAACCTTGAGAATTGGCTTGAAAAATGTGCCGACAAAGGCAACTGGGATGAAATTGAAATGTCAATCCCTTGCAATCAGATTGTCAACAATGACATCTTGATAAATGATGTCGGGAATGAAGACCGCATGTTTCTTTTCGTGGTACTGAATAGCAAACCAATAGAAGAAATTATGAACAGCGTAGTCACGGAACATTATACGCATCTTGTCTATCTTGACTTGATGGACTCAATCAAAGGATAGATGGCACGACTGGATGAAGAAAGGCAAAAAGCGTTAGAGCCAGAACGCATACGCCACGCAATCAAGAAAATCACCGCCCTCGGCTATGAAATAACCGCGCAGGATAACACATCTATAAAGTTTATCCACAACGGCAAGACCGTGACATTTTACCCTTATAGCGGATGGGCTACCGGCGCAAGCATTAAAGATGGCAGGGGTTTGAAACACTTACTATCACAACTGAAACTAATAACCAATAAACTATAAAACTATGGCAAATAAAGAAGACAAAGCCACGGGCGTTGAAATGCTCGGAAAGGCAGTTGAGGGCGAGGTCGATGTGACCGCCCTTGAAGAAGAAATCGCTAAACTCAAAAGCGAGAAAGCGGAAATGGAAAATCGCATCCAGCGCCTTACCAATGACCGCGACCAATACAGCAAATGGTGGGGCGAGGCAACCACGGAAAAGGAGCAACTCCGCGCCGTGGTAAAAGCCATCGCAGCCTACGCCAAGCTGGTGTGACATGAGGATACGCCCGGATGTATTGCCGAGGGTGTATAGCCGGGCGTATCTATGCCTAAATCGTTTAATCAAAGACAAATATGGAAGCAAAAGCAATAATTCAAAAAGAGGAAGAGATGATGACCGATATTCGTGCCTTCATCCCCAAAATCGTAGGCATACGCCTTGAGGCGCAAAAGGCAACGGCGTGGCTGAAAAAGCAAAACGCGGAACTCGCTACCGCGTCAGAAGAAATGTTAGAGGCCATTGAAGCCTTATATCGCGCGGAAGCAGCCATGGGTAATGCTCATCAATACTTGTTAGTATCGCAGGCCACCCTCAAGAGCGGATGTTTCACGGAAAGCGCAACCTGATTTATGGCCGTGTGGAAAGAAATTACTACCTTTGCATTGTCATTCAAAGCTGCGAAGCCCATGGATGGCGCTCAATAAGTTTTCATACCTTATGAACTTATTGGGTTTTGATTACATCGCGCCCCGGAAGCATCCGCTACTGGGGCGCACTTTTTTTAGGCTGGGATGCGGTCAAATACAATCCGAATAGCCATAAAATAGCCATAGCCACGGCAAGACTACTAATAAGGATAAATCTATCATCAAGACGCAACATTATAGCAGACGCACCAAAATTGACGCTATAAGCATTTACTTTAACCGCGCTTTTGTCGCTATTAAAGCAATGCCTTTTATTATATTAATAAGGTGTAAGGGTACATAAAGTATCTACTTTTATTAATAAGTGTTAAAAATAAGCGTTTACTTTAATTTTGTGGTCTAAAAATTTGGTGGATTAAATTATTCGCTTTAACTTTGCTGACGTAATCAAAACCCCAATACATCAACCCACAAAAACCCATAAGTTATGAAGACCCTTAACGACGAAATCAACGAAATCAAAATCGCTAACAATAGCAAGGCGGCCAAGAAAGCCGCCCTCGCAAAACTGGGCATCACGCCCTACGAAATCGACATCATTCTTGAGGGTGTTGAATGTGCCACCCGTGGTCGCTTCACCTTTGGCGTAGAAATGGAGTGCTTCGTCAACCGAGGCGCAATCAGAAACGCCGCAGAACGCACTGGTATGGCCTACGAATACGAGGGCTACAACCACCGCGACGGTCACGACTACTTTAAGTTTGTATCAGACGGCTCGGTGCGCGGTCTGGCTGACCCCATTGAATGTGTGTCGCCGGTGTTGGCTGGCACAAACGGCAAGCGCACACTGAAAGCCGCTTGCAAGACGCTGAACACCGCAAACGCCCGCGTAAACAGCACATGCGGTTTGCACGTACACATCGGCGCAGCCAATCTGACCGGCAAGCAGTTTGCCAACGTGTTTGCCAACTATGCGATGCTTGAGGCAGTCATCGACACCTTTATGTCGCCCTCACGTCGCAACAACGAATATGCCGCAAGCATACAGTCACAGGTCAGATACCTTATGCCGGCCAATAGCGTAGGCGAGGTGCAAAGAGCCTTACGTGACAACCGCTACTGGAAAATCAACCCCATGGCATACAACCGCCATAAGACGATTGAATTTAGGCAGCACGCCGGCACGACCAACTACGACAAAATCATCAACTGGGTCACTTTCTGCGGCAAGCTCGTCATCTGGTCAAAGAAAAACCGCCTGACCGCCCCGGTTGCAAGCATCGACGAGATACCCTTTCTGAACGCTGACGAAAAAGCCTTTTTCAAGGCACGTGCCAATCAGTTTGCAAGCCGTTAAACCGCCTATCGTGTTAGGGGTTGAAACATACCCCTAACACCCCTTAAATAACCCCTACAATCAATCAACAACCGCAAAATAGATATACACCATGTGCGTCATCATAGTTAAGCCGGCAGGCGTAAAAATGCCCTCAAACGAAATCATCAACGCAGCCTACAACGCTAACCCCCACGGATGCGGCATCGTATCGCCGTCAGCCTTTTACAAGGGTCTGAGCTATCGTAGCTTCAAAAAGTGCCTTAAACAAGTCAGCCAAGACGAGCCGTGCATCATACACTTTCGCCTTGCTACCCATGGCTCAATCAAGCAGGCGAATTGCCACCCCTTTCGCCGTGGCGATGTATGGTTTGCACATAACGGAATATTAGACATCAGACCGGTGGGCGACATGACCGACAGTGAAACCGCCCTACAAAATATCATCTACCCGGCTATCGTCAAGTATGGCTATGGCTCTGACGGCATGGATTTAGCCGTCGCCAAGGTCATAGGCTATTCAAAATTTGCCTTTCTGCAAGGCGATGATGTGCGTCTTTATGGCGATTTCATCAAGTCTGACGATGGATGTTACTACTCAAATTTACGCTTCATGCCTTATGTGGGCTGGCATCGGAATTACCGTAACTCAGCCAACAAAATGGGGTCTTTGATTACAACCGGGCGATAGCCCAACGCCCTAACAGGGCGAAAAGTACGACAATGAAATATAAGTCGTAATTAAGCGAGGTCAGTTTAAGCCGGCCTCGCTTTCGTTTTATGACCTTTGCGTATTATGCTGACCATCTACGATAACAAAGGCGTAAAACGCTTTGAAACGCCAATTAACAAAGGCTCTAAACGTGTCTTCAAGTTAATGGCAGACGACTATGTGACGCTAATTTTCAGCGTCGCAAAACCTATCTATTTCAAGTTAGGCGATTATTGCGACATACCCGGATTTGGTAGGTTTGAACTTGTATCGCCTTATAAGCCGGTCTACAATCGTGCAACCAATGGCTATGACTACGAGTTAAGGCTGGATGCGCAACACATGAAATGGCGCAATAAAATCATGCGCTATCTGCCCAAGACCGGAGGTGCTGAATGTGCGTGGTCACTGACTGCGACCGCCGACGTGCATTTGGCACAGGTGCTTGAGAATATTGAAGCTCTGGTAACTGAAACGCTTATGAATGGCGATAAGGTTATCAATCAGCGATATTTATACAATGGCGCGACGAAATGGGCCACGTTGATAGATGGCAGCGTGGAGGCATCGGCAAAGACAATCAGCTACGACAGCACAAACATAATCGACGCACTTACGGCAATCGCGGAAGCATTTGAATGTGAGTGGTGGCTGAATGGCAATATCATCTGCCTCGGAAAATGCGAAGAAACCAACGAATACGTTGACCTTGAAATCGGCATAAACGTAGCCGAGATGTCAAGAAGTGACTCGTCGGAAGACTATGTGACGCGCATCTTGGCGTTTGGCAGTGAGCGCAACATATCGCCCAGATACCGCAAAGACCTCCTTTTTGATGTCAAGGAAATAGCCAATGGCGGCAATCGTGTCAGCGATACAAGCCGACCGCTGGAGGCTGAATGGTTTGCATCTTCTATGGTGGAAACATCGTCAAGCGACAATACCCTCAAGCGCGTCAAGGGCATCACGATTGAAATCATCGACTCCACCGGTGCGGTCACGACCACGCTGAATGGCGTTATTTACAACCCGGACTATAAGAGCGGAATATCGGATAAGAACTGGCTTCAACTGCCGAATGGCGCAGTCATGCAAGCCGGTCAGCGTTTCCGCATCAAGAATATCATTGAAAGCAAGGTCAAATCAAGCTATTTTTCCAGCCGTTACTCCGCTTATGATGATATTTCCAATGTGGTGCGCAACGGCATCGTGACAAGCCGATTGATGCTCCCTGTGTCGCACGGAACGCCCTATATCGACTATAAGCCGGGGCTGTCCATGGAAGAAGGCGTGGAAGATGTCGTTGTATTTGAAGATGTCTATCCACGTGCAGTTTGCGCCATCACAAAGATTGATACCGTGCAGCGCAAAGAAACCATCCAGAACGATGACGGAACGACAACCGAAACGACCTTTACCGCTTACAAAATCAAGGATGATTTCTTCACGTCTGCGCATCCCTTTGAAAATGATTACATCGTACCCAATGAAACGCTCAAGATAACATTCCAAGACGGAAAGCGATATAAAGAGGGCGATGTCATCCCGGATGGTAAGAAAGTGGGCGACCTTATCAATCCTGAAAGCGGAAAGCTGAACGGATGGACTTTTGAGGTGCAATTCACCAAAGACAAGGATGGCTCGGCTATCTGGGAAATAGTCAGGGATAACGAGGTCTTCATACCGAATGAAATCCTATGCCCTGAAATCGGCGACCAGTTTGTGCTGACCGGCTTTGATATATCGGTTGTCGATGACCTTTATGTGGAAGAAGCGGAAAAGGAGCTGCTTGACAAGGCGACCAAATACCTTGAAAAGCTAAACACCGACCCATCTACATACGATTGCACAATGATGCCCGACGTAATGAAAGCCGGGCTGACCCTCGGACTCGGAAAGCGCGTCAATCTAATCAACGATGCGTTCATTGAAACCACCACCGACGCAAACGGAAGAAAGTGGGGTCGCAAGAGCCGTGTCATTGGCTATGAAATTCCCCTTGATATTCCGTATGACAATCCCGTCTACACCATTGGTGAAAAGGCGGCATATTCCCGCTTTGGTGAAATTGAAGACAAAATCGACGCACTGAAATTCTCCATGACCGCAGGCAAGAATTACCTTGGCGGTTACTATTCCGATGGGTCTTCATCATCCAATGGCGGCATCTACGTCATCAAGCAGACCGACATCACGCCGGCAAGCGAAATCAACGTATTCTCGGCACTGCGCAGCTACCTTGAATTTACATCCAAAAAGGCAAAGGAAATCATCAATTACCTTTGGACTTTTATGCAGGGCATCCGCGTAGGCAACTATGTGATGAATAACGATGGCGCGAAGATTGACCCCAATGGCGATGCGGAATTTAACGATGTCGTAATCCGCAAGGGTGCATCGGTAGGTACTGACCTTAATGTTGGCGGTGATGCTACTGTTGGGAACGAGCTAACTGTCAAAAAAGGCGTGACCATCGGCGACTACTATCAGCCGGGTGCGTATGGTGGTCGCATCTGGATTGATGGCCTTGGAAAAGTACACATTGAAACCGACTATCTTGATGCAAGGGAGAAGATTGAAGCCAAAGAGGTGGAAATTCAGGAAGAAACCCACGTCGGTGGCTGTCAGATTATATCCCCGGCGGCTATGCGCTGCTCAAGGGTAATTCCAATATACAATGATGCCAACAGCGTTGTTGCTTATAAATGTTTCTTCACTGCGGAAGATGAAACCGGCACTCAGATTTTCAACCAGTTTGAGGTCGGTGACTTGGCTAAATGCGAAACATTCAACCTGACCAAGCAGCCAAACGGAAAGATGGGCAACCATTATTATTGGCGCAAGGTTACGGAGGTCGGCTACGTCAACAAGGGCGATGCTGATTACGATGACGATTTCGGTATGGAGGGTTATATTGTTGTTTCCAACTTGCCGAAAGAAAAAGATACGGGCAGCGATGCTCCTTTGGCCGGCGACCGCATTATTACCGTCGGCAACGATGACCCGGCAAAGGCAGACCGCTCCAATCTTATCATCCTTGCAAGCTACGGAAGCGGAAGCCCCTACATCTATCAGTATAAGGGCATCAACACCTTTGCGCTGACGAAAGACAATCTCAAGGTGGCAATATCACCCAACGGCAACCTTTTCACCGGTAAATTCGTCATTGAGAACGGAACGGAAGAAGTTGATGTCGTTGACTACATTGAAAACAACATCTATCTTGAGGCATATCAGCTTGTACTTTCCAACGAGATGGCCGGTGTGCCTTGCGATGTCAACGGCAATATTATCGGCGACCTGCCAAGTTCAAAGATTACAGTCTTTAAGGGCAAGACCGTTGAAACCGACTGGACTCTTTCATCGGAAGCCATCGGCTGTAAGGCATCCATCGTTTCTGACCATGTATATCTATCGGAATTGACCGACAAGAACGCCACGGTCACGATTACAGCCACAAAGAAAGACTGCCCCACGCTGACAAAGGTAATGACCATCTGCAAGCTCAAAGAGGGCGAAGCGGGCGTTTCCGGCGACCACGCAGTGCAGTTTGAGATTGAGCCTGACAAGCCCATGGTGCTTGCCGACATGGATGGCGTGTGCGACCCCGCCAACCTTGGGTGTAAGGTCTACATGGTTATCGGCAATCAAAACCGCGTTGAGGTTCCACTTGCCAACACTGCGGCCATCACGACCTACAAGGCAGGCGATAAATTGCTTTTCTTCAACGGCAGATTGTTTGTCAGCCGACCCGTTGAAGTTGATGTTCCCACCGACCTTGTTTTGCGTTACGTCATCGTCAACCAAGACTATGTTACCGATGAAACAACCGGCAAGGTGTCGCCAGTTATAACGTCGGAAACAGAGCATATCTATACCGGCAAGGCTATTGAGATGTCGGCAAGGATGAAACACATCATCTTCAAACTATATCGTGGAAACACACTTATCGACATGCAGACCGTTGTTGTGACTACCGACGCATCTGCGATGAAAGTGGTGTATGATACGCGCTTTGAGGTCAATGAAAAGGAAATCTTTGCCCATGCAAGCCGAATATCGCAGACGGAAAAGGATATTGCCGAGTTGCGCATTACGGCAGATGGCATTTCCGCGAACATCGGCAAACAGATGGGCATCATTCAGGACATCATCAATGGCGCAGGGCGAAATCTTCTCTTGAAGACCAACTCGGCAGGTGTATGGAAATACGCATCCGACAGTATGTCTAACGCATCGACCATAGGTCTTCTGAACAATCCCAACAACGCCACCAATTTCTATGTAGCACCACGCACCGACTCCACATACGAGATATTCTACTATCCCATTCGCCCGGAACTGATAAAACAGGGCGAAAAGTACACGTTCACGGTCAACATCAAGAATAAGACCAATTCGGTGTCTGACGTTCTTGAGTTTTACGCAGTGATAGCAAACACCAACTCGTCTGTACAACTGACGAAAACGGCATACTTTGACGTGGTTGTAGGAAATGGCGAGTACCGATTGACCGTTGAACTTGAAGCCAGCGCAACGGGAACAAAGACCGGTACTCAAGTGCTGATTTTGGGTATTGTGCCGGCAAGAATAAACACATGGACTGCCATCTCGCTTTGGCATCCCAAACTTGAAAAGGGGTCAACAGCCACCGCATATTCCGAAGCACCGGAAGACCGCGAGGATTACCTTTATGCCGAGCTGAACACCAAAATCGACGTTACGGCAGAGGGGTTGCGGTCAGAGGTTACAAAGAAGATTGGTGAGTCGGAAGATAGGATTAACGCTGAACATAAATCCCTTATCCAGCAATCAGCCGATGAAATTCTTGCACAGGTGGAAGCATGGGATGACGAACTTGGCGCAAGTATATCGGAAATACGTCAGACCGCAAACAGCATCAGCCTTAAAGTGCAAGAGCTTGCCGGCTACGAAAACCTTGTGACTGGAAATAGAACTGGAACTGGTTGGCTTTTACAAGACTATACCACTGGTGAATTTGTAGACACCACCCCAGACGAGAATGGTCAATACATAATAGCCGTTGGTGATACGTCGGAAAGAAGATTGCGTACATCTCTTTTCAATCTTCAAGCAAATACCAAATACACCCTTTCGTTTGTGCGTGGTAGTATAAATGCTAACACGAGTGGCTTTGCCATTGAAATAAAATATGGGGATGCAGGAACTATTTTGCATAGCAAAACATTCCTTGCTAATGCAATGGTGAATGAAATCCGCGAAACGCTGACTTTCACAACTGGAGATAGTGTGGTAGAGAACGCTTTCATCGACTTTATCCATCGTGGAAATCGCCCCAACGTGCAAATGTCAACCATGATGCGCATATCGCAAGTAATTCTTGAGATAGGCGAAATCGCACACCCTTATGTGGAAGACGCGACAGGTTTGTTGGCGACAGGTATTGATATTATCAATAGGAAGATTGTATTCACATCCGACAATATCATATTCCGAAACAACAAGGGCGAGCAGTCTATGTTCATAGACAAGGATGGTCGTATCCTTGCAAAATTTATCAATGTAGAAGAGTTGCACGTAGACCATCTTATCGCCGGTGATGAAGATGGCGAATGTGTGGAAATAGACCCCGTTCAGAAAGCTATCTACATCTATGACATTAACCATGAGCTTTGCACGACCATAAACGGTGAAGCGCATCCCGGTGGTATCAATGAAATTTACAAGGAAGTTACAGGTGGCTCAATAGACCTCTATACAGCTATAAATGGCAACCAAATATCAAATGGCGGTTTTAGCTTTTACGGAGATAATTCAGGCATAGAAAAATCGCAGAATTATAAGGTATATTCCAAATCATGGCCGGCAGATGCCGCACCTATTGTTGAATTTAGTCAAGGCCGTATCTATTGCCACGCATACGCCCCCGGTTTTTACAAGCAAAGGAAAGATAATTTATCATACGGTGCTGATACAATCGTCAGCATGGAAGATATGAGGCCATATTTCGCATCGGTCTATGTATCGGTTTGTCTGGAGGTTGCGGATGATGAGAATTTCACCCAAAATGTAAAAACTTTCGGCATACATAATACGGGAGTGGGCGCAGATTCCGGGTTGAAAGATCCGACAAATATCTACGAGGGTCAATATTGGTACGAACCCGATGACCGCAACAACATCCGCGATTACGACCCAGCATATTCCCTGATGGATAATAGACGAGTTAAGGCTACGAAAAAAGGTTATTGCAGAATTGTGATGACTATCAATTTCCAAGCAAAGGGCTATAGAAGTTATGCGGAAGTAAAGTGGGGGTCTAATCATAGCGGCAGCAAAAATCTTGCAGCATCATGGAGTGGCGAGTTCTATGTCAGCAATTTCTTTGCCAATGGATACTGTCTTGGTATTTCCAAAAATCAGTATGTGACGGCTTACAAGGACAAGAACGACCACATGCACTTTGAAGTGGAGGATGTCAAGTACGGAATAAAAATATCAGACGATGGTATAAAGATTAAGCATCACAGCGGCAATTTTATGCCGATGCCGTTGCTTGTGTATCGCGCCAATATTTATTACACATCATCCTCTAATACATACGGATCATCTAAGTCTACATCCTTTGACGGAAACTACCCGACCATTTCAAAGGTTGGGGATAACGCCGGGCTTGTGCGCATTAAATTCCCTGATGCGTGGAGTGCTTTGTCGCTATCCGAAAATAACACCATTGTTCACATAGAGGGATGGTCGAGAGCGTCAAAAAGCACATTCCGGATGAAAGGTAGTATCCGTAGTATATCAAATACGGAAATAAAAGTTGAAATATCCGATGACGCATCAGCTAACGATGGCGATTTTACCATTGAAATTTATGTAATCTAAAAATCCCCAATATGCCCGAATTAGATACAACCACAAAATATCAGCTTACCGAAGCGGAAAAGACCGATTTGGTCGCCCAGCTCAAGCAATCCTTTACCGATGGCTCTACAAAGGTGGAAATATCGGAAACATCCAAGGCTGACATCGTTTCGCAGATTTCAAACAAGCTTTCATCCGGCACGTTATCCGTGAACATCAGCGAAGCCGATAAAGCCGACATCATCCAAGAAGTGCTTGCGGAACTGTATGCAAAATCACAGGGCACCGCGACATTGGAAAAGGTCGGCAATCTTGACGGCGTAACATCAATCCCGGCGGTCAGAGATGATAAAGACATCGTAGCCGTGCCGCTCAATCTTCTTATGACAAGCAAGCCCATAGAGGTTAGCGGTCAGCAAGACATCAATATTCTTGTGGCGCAAGGCAAGATAGTTGACTCCCAGTTTTATTTCACCCCCGTAGAAGACGAATAATATGCTTTGGATTGGAAATAAAGAGGTCGGTCAGCTTTGGATAGGCCAAAAGCAAGTGCAAGCCCTTTATGTCGGAGCTAAACTTGTATGGGAAGCCGTCAGCAGTTGCTTCGGTAGCGGCTTTTGGCGAGAAAAGCTACCATGGAAAGGGAAAGACGCATGGAAAAATTTTTAACCCCAAATACTGTATAACGAGTTAAGAAAATCACAAAATGGATTAAGGAAAGCAATCGCTACAAGCATCTCGCAGGGGGCATCGCAATAGGCATGGTCAGCAATACGCCTTATTGCGCTGCCCTTTGCGGCTGTGGCGTTGCATCCGCACTTGAGCTAAAAGATAAGCTCTGGGGCGGTGAATGGGATTGGATAGACTGGTCGCTGACCGTCGCCGGTGTCGCCATCGGCTATTCCATCCGAGTAGGCATCACATTACTGATTAAATCCTGAACGCTATGGCAAAAGGCAAAGACGAAAAAATCCCGAATATTAGCACTCCTTGGGAGGGCTACGCCGGCAGTCGCGTTGAGGAATTTATCAAGGCGCGATTTGCTTCTTCGGTGGGCTATCTTCATCGCCCTCAAGAAAAAGGCAGTGACAACAACTATCACCTGTATGGCTTCGCAAGCGAAGACGATTACAAGGAATGGAACAGCGACCCCGATGCAAACGCCCATCTGCTGCTGACTGACGTGGCTTTGCCGGAAAGCGGTGGCGGTGGTTCAACTGCAACGAGCTACATCGTCGGTCTTTACACCGACTCGCCCAGCAACATCGTGACAACCGACAACACGGTCAAGCTGAACATTCGCTTTACATCGGAAGAATACAACCCCATCACGCAGACAACCGAGTCTACGACCGAGGGCGGTACGTTGACGGTGCAGACACGACTGAACGCACAGTCATCGTGGGTTACACGCGGAACGATAGAAAACATCCCGTCTATCCCGGCATCTTCTACTAACGAGTGGTGGCCTATCGACATCACCAACATGTTAAGCAACGGCACACAGCAAGTCCGATTGATTGTGAAAGGCGATACAACGGAACTGAACACCCGCTATCTGCAATTCACCGTCACAAAGACAACGCTCGGCCTTACTTTCGCTACGCAGTGGGAACGACCGATTACGGATGGCGTTATGCGCCTTTCCTATTATGTCAGTGGCGCGGTCAGCAAGACCCTGCATATCAAGATTGACAGTCAGCGCGAGGTAGAGCGCAACATCGGCACGTCGGTTTACACCGAAACACCTATACAGGTTGACGTTTCCGACACTGCGGCTGACACTATCAAGGTATTAACCCACGGCATCCATCAGATTGAAGCGTGGATTTCGGTCAACGATTCCAAGATTGAAAGTGAACATATCTTCTCACAGGTCATGGTCGCCGCAGACCCCAGCGACACAACTCCGCAGTTTATTCTTAACGATGTCAAGAGCAAGCTGACCAACTGGACTGCGGAACAGATTTTGACCTATGCGGTTTACAATCCCAGTGGCGAGGCTACGCCTATCAAGTTCATTCTTGAAAGCTACAACGGCGATAAGCAGTACATGACCCTTGATGTCGGAAACATACCGAGTCAGGTAAGGCAGACGCTTAACAACGTGATTGAAATCGACTCCGAAGAAACGACCATCAACGCCTACATGCGCTTTATGTCAGGCGATATGGTCATTCATCCCGTGCTTGGCTTTGAGGTTGACAACTCGGAAAACTTTTCACCGACAAGCAATCCCGACTTCATTCTGAACCCACGCTCACGCACCAACGACGAAACAAATCCGCAGTCTATCATCAATGCGGCCACCGGTGAGGTCGTTCCGTCTACGTGGACTAAATTTGGCCTTAAAGCCGATGGTTGGATTGAAGACAGCAACAAGCAGCGTTGTCTTCGCGTTCTTGCCGGGCGCACCATCAACATTGAACTTGAAACGCTCAAGGACTATATCGGAACAAACAACCGCTCGTCGCTGACGGTTGAACTTGACATCGCCACACGAAACGCTATCAACACCGACATACCGGTGCTTCGCATGTGTTCCTATCGTGACGATGGTGGCCCGCAAGGTTTTGAGCTTCGCCCATGGCAGGCCGTCTTTATGACCCGCGACAAACGTGAGCGTGAAGACCAAGATGTTATGATAGGGGAAAACGTGCGTACACATATCGCCCTTAACATCATCTATGGCATTAACGGCACAAGCCAGAACTATGTCCGCATATTTGTCAACGGCATCATCAACCGCGAGTTTGAATGGAGTCCGGAAGACGAATTTGTGCAGTACGTCAATGGTGTTAGGACTTCGCAGGGCATACGCATTGGTTCGGAATACTGCGACATCGACATCTACGGCATACGCATCTACAACCGTTCACTTTCGGCAACCGACATCCGACAGGACTACATGGCATCACTGCCGACCGTGGCTGAAAAAATCGCTTTCCGTGAAGCCAACGACATTCTGGGCGACTCCAACCTTATCAGCTACGCCAAGACCCGCGAAAAGTATAACACCATCGTTATCACCGGTCAAGTGCCGTCTTTCTCAACAGGCAACATCAAAACCAAATGCGATTGGGAAATCCACATCGTCGGCGACCCTGAACATTCCGGTACGCTTAACAATATGACCACAAGCGGCCAAGGTACATCCTCTCGTTCATATTGGAAATGGAATTTGCAGGGCAAGCCCAATGATAATACCGACTGGGTTGATGAACTCGGCAACCACCACGGCGCAGGGCATCAGCTTGATGACACTGTTCCGTTTGCTACAAAACTTGTAGCCAAACTGAACTGGGCATCGTCGCAGCAGTCGCACAAACTCGGCTCTTGCAACCTCTTCACCGACCTTTGGCGCAGATGCACCGGCGGCAGTGCCATCACCAATACCCCCGGCTTTGAGAATTGCCGTGTGTCGGTCAAGCAAAAGCCATTCTTCATGTTCATACGACCTACGGCTGACGCAGAGCCGGTGTTCTATGGTCTTTATACCTATGGCCCCGGAAAGGGCGACAAGCCTACATTCGGATACGACAAGAAGAAATTCCCCGACTACCTGATGATTGAGGGTTGCGACAATGGCGAGCCTTTGACCAACCATCGCATCCCTTGGAACGAAGACATCACCATCGGTGGCGATGAAGACGAGCTTATCATGTTCAATGGTAAGAAGCAGTGGGAAATCGACATGGGCAATTCGGACTCCCTGCCGTATTTCAAAGATGCTTTCAATTTCATCTACCTTTGCTCACCCCATATTATTCCGTATGCCGGTACGCTTGCGCAGTTGCAGGCGACAACCGACTTGGAAGCAAACCGCCAGAAGATGTATTGGGTCACTCAAGCATCGGGCAGTTCATCGGCACGTTACGACCTTTACCGCTATGACGAGCTGACGGCGCAGTGGGTTGATGCCGGTGTAGCCAAACTTGGCGAGGGAAGATATGCGAAGCTAAACCTTGCGCAGCAGCTTGGCATCACGCCGTCGGGCAACGTCTGGGAAGAAATCAACCAGCAATTCATCAATGCACGTGTGCAGAAATTTGCGCGTGAGGCAGGCGACTATTTCAAGTTGAATGATGCGTATTTCCATCAGATGTTCTGCAAGCTGATTGGCGCAAGCGATAACCGCGCAAAGAATACATACCAGTATCTTGCAATGCACGATGGAAGCCTTAAAATCCACTTCGCGCAAGATGACCTTGACACCATCTTCTTGACCGATAACGTAGGCCGAAAGAACAAGCCCTACTACGTTGAGGAACACGACCGCGACGCAGATGGCGGCACTTTCTGGAATGGTGAAGCCAACGCCCTGTATGACCTCTTTGAGCTTGCTTTCCCGTCGGAACTGCGAGATATGATGAAGACCATGCTCGGCGAGATGGCAAACTTGGCATCCGACAAATCCCTTATGGGTTGTATGGAGGATTACTATTTCCACGTTCAGAAATATTTCCCCGCCGTAGCCTACAACGAAACCGCACGACTCCTTTACGAAGAAGCATCTGCCAAGTGGGTAACTGGCGATTATATCGCTTCCACACACCCCATCACGCAGTCGCTCGGCGACCAGTTGCAGGGCGAGATGCAGTGGGTCAAACTACGCCTTATCTACCTTTCATCGTTCGCATCCTACGGCTCGTTTACGATGAATGGCGAGGGTTCGCTTACTTTCCGTTCTGCGACCACAACCGCCGGTGCTGCGCCTACGTACACGTTTGAGCTGACTCCGCACATGTGGATTTACCCGGCTGTATCGGCTGGCTCGTCTACCTTGTTCGGTCGTGGAAACGCTTATCCCCAACGTGTGAAAGCCGGCGAAACATTCACCCTTGATGGCGTGAACGCCGACAACGATACCAATATTCAGGTACACGGCATCCATTACTACACATCGGTAGGCGAATTTGGCGACAAATCACTTTCCGGTGCGTTCACGGTGTCGGGTGAACGTCTTGTTGAGTTCCATGCGTCGAAGCAGCCCATTGAGTTCAGACCATCATCCGTTGAGGTCACTGCGCCCAATCTTCGCGTCTTTGACATTAAAGGTGCTTCCACAGTGACGGGCAGTGTCAATTTCACTTTGCAGACGCGGCTTGAAAGCATTGATATGCGTGGCACATCCATATCGTCGTTCCTTGTTCCTGAACCTACGGGCATCACGTCACTCAAGCTCCCGGCTACGCTGACGCGCTTGCAGTTGACCGACTACATCAACCTTGACAGCGAAAACTTTGAACTTGAGGGCGTTACCGCTATCCAAAGTTTTGAGTTTTCAAATTGCCCCACGCTGAATAGCCAGACCATCGTAGCGGGCATCTGCGCCACACCGGGCAATAACCTTTCCGAGTGCAAGGTACATGATATTTATTGGCGACGCTTCGCCCTTGAACATCTCATGAAACTTGCATCCATAAGGGCTGATTTGTCGGGCAAGATTGAACTTGACGACTCTGCAACTCCCACATTCGACGAAAAGATTGCGCTCCTTGACGCTTTCGGAAACATCGACAGCGAGTCCAACAAGCTCCACATCACCTACAAGAAAGTCTATCTGACGCAGATGGAAATATCGGGCGACACATATTTCAGTCAGCCGGGCGTTTACCCCTTGCAGATTACCCCCAATAGCCCACGTGCCAACGATTTCGTGAAGATTGAGTGGTCTATTTCCAAAAACACCTGCAATGCCACGATTGACCCCGTTACCGGTACGTTGACTCTGCCAAAGGTCGGCACGGAAGCTGAAAAGCCCGAAGCGACAGTCACCTGCAAGGCTACGCTTTCGGATGGTTCTACGCTGACGGCACAGGCGACACTTGGTTTCTATTTTAGGAAATGTCGCGTCGGCGATGTCGTATTCCACGATGGAACATACTCCGACAAGCCCAACAAAAATAAGGTGGCTATCGGTATCTGCTTCTACATCGACCCCAAGGATGAAACGCGCCGACTGATGGTGTCTACGCAAGACGTTTCCACTGGTATCCAGTGGGGATTATACTTTAACAACGGTTCTGGTTCTTGGGCGGAAGGTGGTAGTGACGACCTTAACTACAACATGCGCGACATTGAGCTTGCAGACTCCCCCGGCTACAACGTCTATGACACGCCGGTGGCCAACATCGGGTCAAATGGTCTGGGTTCTAGCTACGTGACAGATGCAAACTATCGTGACGAATACACCGATGATGGCTTCAAGGAATTTGGTGACACAGTAGGTGCTGGCGATATTGGCTTCATGCGTCTGCCCCGTGATTACACATTCCGTGGTGTGACCTACGAGGCTGGCACATATCTGCCGCGTGGCTTCTACAAGACGCTGCAAATCATTCAGCACCGCAACACCATTCTGCAAGACTCGGATGTCGCATTGCCGTTACCGCAGGCTTCTGCCGATGAAACGGAATTGCAGTGCCTCAACCGACTGATGTCTGAAATCGTGCTTGAGCATGATAACCTTGGAAAATGGCGACAGTTCTATTACCCCGCCGCGTCGATGTGCCACTCTTTTGAGCCGTCGGTCAAAACGGGTATGGAACTTAACGAGAAATTCAAGGCTGGAAATTGGTTCTTGGGTGCGATTGGCGACTATTACCGATGCTACTGGTATCACAAGGAGCGCAACGTAGCCGATAGCACCTACGCAATCTTTCAAAAGTGGGTGGAATTAGGTTTGTTCAACGCTTGGCGAGCCACATCGTATTGGTCATCCACCGAGTACAGTCAGGGCTACGCATGGTACGTCTACTTCACAGATGGCAGCACCAGCGGCTACGGCGGCAAGTACAACAGTAACTCGGTGAGGGCGGTCGCCGCATTTTAATCCGGTACGCAAGGGGTCGTTCCCGACCCCTTGCACTCATCGGAAACTATGTCTACCACAATAAGATTAAATCAACGTAATAACAAATTCAAAATCAATACGATAAGCAACGCATAATTATTAAAAGCATGTCAAAACCCGCACAACTACCAATCTATCGCGCAGTCGAGCGTTTGATGATATGGGCTATCCCGGTCGTTGAACGTCTTCCCAAATCGCTTCCCTTTCAAACCCTTGGTGGCCTACTCATCCGCGACATCAGAGAATGTATGGATGCTGTAATTCTGACTACACAAGCCGCCGGTTACACACGCATCGAGTCCTTGCATATCTTGATTGCACGCATGACTTCCGTCAAAACGACAATGCGGGTGCTTAAAGCATCGAAGAAGATTACGGCTCAACAGGAAGTGCAATTCTTGGATTTGATAAATCCCATAGCCATGCAAGCGGGAGCATGGATGTGCAAGATTAGAAAGGAAGTATCTCCAAATTCAGACAATGATACTGCCGACCCTAAATAAGTCGGCAACATCATATCAAGGAAACATTCAAGACTACGGTTATGGATGTTGTGAATTTTCTTTTATCAAATGGGTATAGCACTGGGGTGTCTTCCGTAGATACCTTAGTTAAATCAGGTTTGGCTCATGCTGCCGGTGGGTCTTATGAAACGCCGACACATTCCAAACCAGTCTATACATTGTGGTCATCCACCGAGAACAGTCAGAACAACGCATGGAACGTCAACTTCACAGATGGCAACACCAACAACAACAACAAGTACAACAGTAACTCGGTGAGGGCGGTCGCCGCATTTGATGAAGAAATTAAAATTGGATGGATTGATGCTTTTGATGATTGCTGCGCAAAGAAGAAATCCTCTCCGCAGTGCAATGCTTATCGTATTGATTATGAATTTGATTTATGGATGCTTATAGCTTCGGTATATCAACGGAACTACACGCCATCCATAAGCACTTGCTTCATGGTTACACATCCGAAGTTGCGTGAAATCTTTGCAGCGCATTTCCGCGACCGCATTGTGCAACATTGGATTATCATCCGGCTGGAGCCACTATTTGAGAAGCGTTTCAATGAACAGGGTAATGTCAGCTTCAACTGCCGAAAGAATTTCGGAACACTTAAAGCCGTTGCCGCTCTTGAAAACGACATCATAGAGGTAAGCCAGAACTATACCAAGGAAGCATGGGTCGGAAGATTTGACCTTAAATCTTTCTTTATGAGCATAGACCTCACAATCTTATGGAGATTGCTGAAAGCCTTTATCATAAAGGAATATAAGGGAGGTGACATCGACACCTTAATATATCTGACCGAAATCGTAGTATTTCATCGCCCACAAGAAAACTGCTATCGCAATGGAAACGTAGCCTTATGGGATGACCTCCCACCGCACAAGTCGTTATTCAATCTGCTTGCCCTTATTGGGATGGCTATCGGAAATCTTACCAGTCAGCAATTCGCCAATTTCTACATGTCATTCTTTGATGAATTTATGATATGGCTATGTGCGAGGTATGGTTGCAGATACGAGCGGTTTGTGGATGATTTTACGGTCGTTGGAAACAAGGATATTATATTAAAGGTAATACGGCCTTTGGCAGACAAATTTCTTGCAAAGAGGCTGAACGTATCGTTACACCACGACAAGTTTTACATCCAGCCGGTCAGACACGGAGTCAAGTATGTTGGAACAGTCATTATGCCCGGTCGCAAATACATCAGCAACCGCACCGTGGGCGGTATGATTGACAAATTAAGGATGACAGACAAGGTTTGTACGTCTATCTTACGAGGAAACCTTAATAGTCGCAAGTTAGAGCTGCTTCGGCATTGTATTGCCGCACTTAATTCCTACCTTGGCTTCATGGTTCATGTGAATGGCCATAACCTACGCCGAAAAATCTTAAATGGTGCATCGCAAGCCTTTTGGGATGTCTGCTATGTTCAAGGTGACTACACCGTGATTAAGATTATGAAGCGATACCGACTTACCACATTTCTTAAAGAACAGGAAGATGCAGAAAACAACATTGCAATACGACAATCAGCGACCCCAGCCCGTAGAGGTGCAAAAGCACTGCGGAATGAAAATCCGCATCATAAATTTCGACGTGGAAAACGCTGATGTTGAAGAATACAAATACAAGTGGAAAAGGGTAACACTGCCCATATCCGTGTGGAGCTATTCTGCTATTGTGGCCGCTATCATCAATGCCGCTTACCCGGCTGACGATATGCAGGCAATCAATAATAACTATCTGCGCACATTGGATGGCAGTCAGCTTGACCCCAACAAGAAAGCGGAATATCTTGACGAACACCACGCCATGAACGCTTACCGCGACCACGCAAAGACAGTGGCCCTTGAGCTTCTTGCCTATGCGGAGGAACACAATCTTTGAACAAACCCCTTAAAACAACATTACAATGAGCAATTTTACAACAACGTGGCCCGAAATTCTTTATCGTGCCTTTCTCGGCTTCGTAATAGCCGCAGTGATTAGCCCGCTTATCGCCCACATTCCACCGCACATCAAATGGCTGTCGTGGCTTGCCGGCCTTGTCGCCGCCCTCGCGCTTGGTGTTTACCATGTCGTAAAGACTGTGAAAGCCAACAAAAATGACGGGGCAATTCTTCTGCGAACCATTCCGACACTCATCTTCTATATTGTGGGTGGCGCAATCGGTGGTCTGATAGGCGCATTAGCCGCACATAACATCTAAACCCATTCAGCGACTTGCATTGATATTCCGTCAGTGCAAGCCGCTTTATTGCAACCAATCAATCACATCTAACATCAACCGACAGTTATACACGATTTTATTGAAGCGATGGCGAGTGGTATCAGCATTACCCACGTCTATCAGCACATGGGGGTTTCCCTCATTCTTTGGATACTTGTAATCCTTGCCGTCTTGATTGACCTTTGGGATGGCGTTTATACAGCCCGGCGACTTGGGCAGCACGTACATAGCCACAAGCTCCGCGTGACGATACGGAAGATAGGTGAATATTGGCGATTTATTCTTATGGGATTTGTCGCCGACACCATAGGCATCCTATTTCCGTTCTGGGCGTGGCCGTACCTGTCAATCTGCATCTGCCTTGGCGTTATCTGCATTGAGGGAAAGAGTGTGCTGGAACACGCCAAGAAGCGCAAGAGCCATATCGCTGAAATACCGGGCATGGTTAAAGAAATGATTGAATGTGCTACGGAACATGATGCGCTTGACATACTGTCACGGATAAAGGGCGCACTTGACGAAGAAAACGCAAAGTATATCCAAAAAGACCATTAACGATGAAACACCTTTTATCATTCCTTGCAATAGTCGCCATTGTCATGTGTGGATGCACCCGGACAATCTATCAGCCGATTGAAAGTGTACGCACTGACAGCATCAGCACAAAGGCAGAATTTAACGAGGCTCGGTTCCAATACCTCTTAAACGTCTTGCAGCACCGGGTCAACACACGTGATAGCGTTGTAATCCGCGATAGCGTTGTGATGGTCATCAATGAAACCGGTGGGGTGGTCAGTAAAGAAACTTTCCACGACCGCGACCGCAACTATTCAAGGGATGAGGCAGTCTTGCAGATACAGGCGAAATATGATAGCATCTTCAAGGCGCAACGCGAAGAATTTAACGCCATCCTTGAGCAAATCCAGCAAATACCCGTACCGGTGGAAAAGCCGTTATCCAAATTGGAGCGACTCAAGCAAGAGGTTGGCGGTATCGCAATCGGAATACTTGTGGCCATTCTATCCGTGGCGGTGGTCTGGCTCATAAGAAAGATAAAACGTAAACAGTAGCTTTTGGTTCTTTTCTCATTTTGGTAGGCACGTTGGGAAACGCGCCTGTTGTCTTTATGGTCAAAAAGAAAAGGAAACGCCCTAAATTAGAGTGCTTCCTTTAATTTTGCCCCACTTTTTGCCCCACACGTTTGTAAGTGTGTGATAATCAGTAAGGGTTGTGGAGCTGGAGGGGTTTGAACCCTCGTCCAAACGTGGAACTAATGAGCTTTCTACATGCTTATTCTCAAATTGGTTTTCGTGTCGCGGCAGGTTTGAGACCACCAACCGCGGCCTTATCCTCTAAGTGTTCGGCGACTCTCGAGGCTTTTGTCGCTATATTCCCGATTTACCTGCACCGCCTAATCGATTAGTCTCGGGAAGAGGACAATCGGGCGATGTCTCGTCTCTGCAACTGTTGCGGAGATAAAGCTAATCTACTGTGCTTCGATTAGGCAGCGAGAGCGTAGTTGTTTTCGCCATTTGAATTGTTGATGTCTCTGATTATAGAGTGTGGGCATCATCACTCTGCATGCTTACTCACCACCTCTACACGCTGTCAAAGCCAGTCAGCCCCGTGTTCTTGATGATGAATGTGCAAAGATAAGTCTTTTTTTTCTCTCCCGCAAGATTATCCGCATTTTTAACACAAAAGTGCAAGAAATGGATAAGAAATTACAATTAGTTGGTTAATTTGTGTTAATTGTAGATGGGACTATATGTAGTTGTTAAATTATTATAACTATCTTTGTGTCGTATTTGCATGAAGGTTTCACTACAATAAGCGTTAAATCGTAACCTTAATATAAATAGTAATCTAAACCATGTCTGTATGAATGCAGTTCAGAAAATTCGTCTGTAGCTTGCAGTGTTGCTGGTCACGACATTTACTCTATCGCTTAGCGCTCAGGACATCACCGTCTCCGGCGTCGTGAGCGATGACACCGGCGAGCCCTTGATGGGTGCGACGGTATTGATCAAGGGCACCCAAAAGGGTGTGGCCTCGAACCTTGACGGAGAGTTCTCCATTCAGGCTCCTTCGAAAGGCACCCTTGTCTTCTCCTACATCGGTTGCAAGACCAAGGAGGTGGCCATCAACGGCCAGACCAAGATTGACGTGACCCTAGAGAACAATACCGAGATGCTCGAGGAGGTCGTTGCCATCGGCTATGGCACCGTCAAGAAGAAAGACCTCACGGGTGCCGTCTCGTCGGTTGCCGGCTCTGAGCTTGTCAAGGTCCCCGTGGCCACTGCTGCTCAGGCTCTTCAGGGCAAGGCCGCAGGTCTTAACATCGTGTCGCAGAGCGGCGCTCCCGGTGCGTCGATGAACGTCACCGTGCGTGGCGGTGCATCGCTCACTCAGGGCACCGAGCCTCTCTACATCGTCGACGGCTTTGCCATGGACAACGCTCTTGCCAACATCGACGTCAACGACATCGAGACCATCGACGTGCTCAAGGACGCCTCGGCCACTGCTATATATGGTGCGCGCGGCTCTAACGGCATCATCGTCATCACCACCAAGTCGGGCCAGAAGGGCAAGACCAAGGTCGACTACAACGCCTTCTTCTCGTGGGATCATCTGGCCAAGAAGCTCGATGTTCAGGACAACCCCGTTGACTATGCTTGGTATCAGTATGAGTTTGCCGAGCTCCAGAATCGTCAGGCAGGCTACAGCCTCTTCTTCGACGACGGCTACGGCACGACCGAGCAGGACTATCACTCTGGCGCCTACAACCGCATCCTCGACCGCTATGGCGACAGCTATGGTGTTGACTGGCAGGACCTCACCTTCGGCGGCAATGCCTTCACGCAGAATCACAACGTGAGCGTATCGACCGGCTCTGAGAAGGTTCAGGTGCTCCTCTCGTACAACCACAATGATCAGGACGGTCTTCTGGCCAACCACGACTACAAGCGCAACTCGCTGCGTGCCAAGATGAACGCCGAGCTCTGGAAGGGCGTCAAGCTCGACTTCGGCATGTTCTTCTATCACAACAACACCCACGGCGGCGGCGCATACTCGGGCATGAAGAGCGTGCTCCTCTCGCCCATCAACGGCGGCACACGCTTCACCCGCGACGAGCTCATCGGCACTCAGACCCAGCCCATCTATCGCAACGAGGGTCTGGCCGATACCTATAGCGTCAGCAACCCCCTCGTGCAGAACGGCGCCGTGCTCCAAGAGAAGCGTCAGCGCAAGCTCGACATCAACGGCGGCCTCACCATCGACTTCCTCAACGACTTCCGTTGGCGCACTGCCGTCAACTATGTCACCGGCTGGGACAAGTCGACATCCTTCGAGGACGAAAACTCGCTCAACTACATCCTTTATGAGAATACCGAGGGCATGACCGGCAGCATCGGCAACTCCGAGAAGTATTCTTGGCGCGTCAACAACACCCTCACATGGACCAAGACCCTCAACAAGGTTCACGATCTCACCGTGATGGTGGGTCAGGAGTATTCTTACTCCGAGAGCGAGGGCAACTCCATCTCGCTGCGCAAGTTCCCCGTGCCCAACCACAAGCTCGACGACATCTCGAAGGCCGAGGTCGCCAAGAAGTCTACCAGCCACAGCAACGGCAACATGCTCTCGTTCTTTGCCCGCGCCAACTATAGCTATGACGACCGCTACCTGCTCACCGCGACATTCCGTGCCGACGGCAGCTCGAAGTTCGCCAAAGGCAACAAGTGGGGCTACTTCCCCTCTGTCTCGGGTGCTTGGCGCGTGAGTCAGGAGAAGTTCTGGACAGAGAATCAGGTGGCCGAGTGGTTCAACAACCTCAAGTTCCGCGTGGGCTATGGTGTCACCGGCAACTGCGACATCGCCTCAAACATGTATGCCACCACACTCTCGCAGACCACCTACCCGATGGACAATCAGGAGTTTGACATGGCATTCACCACCGACGCCACCCTCGGCAACCCCAAACTGAAATGGGAGACCCTCCACGCCACCAACGTCGGCCTTGACCTCGGCATGTTCAACAACCGCATCAACCTGTCGGTCGAGTGGTACAACAACCAGATCTCCGACATGCTCATGCTCTGCACCATCCCCTCGTCGACAGGCTATACCAAGCAGTATCAGAACATCGGCAAGATGCGCAACCGCGGCTGGGAGTTCTCGCTCAACACAGTCAACATCGCCACGCACGGCTTCCAGTGGACATCGACCCTCAACATGTCGTTCAACAAGTCCAAGGTCATCGCCCTCGAGGGTGAGGTGCAGCAGAAGACCTTCTCGGCCGGCGACAACCGCTCGGGCTCTGTCAACTACTATGCTGTCGTAGGCCGCGGTCTCGGCGACATGTACGGCTACAAGTATGACGGCATCTATACCACCGACGACTTCAACCAGCTCCCCGACGGAGGCTGGGAACTCAAGGAGGGCGTCGTGCGTCCCGAGGACGGCAAGACTCCTCAGCCCGGCGACATCAAGTTTGCCGCCGACAACGAGGACGGCACTCAGTTCACCAAGCAGGCCGTCAAGATCGGCAACGGTACCCCCGACTTCTTCGGTGGTTTCTCCAACCAGTTCACATACAAGGGCTTCGATCTCAACGTATTCCTCAAGTTCTCTGTTGGCAACGACGTCTACAACGCCACCAAGCACTCGATGAGCCCCTATGCTCCCTTCGAGAACGCACCCAAGGAATTCGCGTCCAACTACTATCGTCTCGTCGATCCCGCCACCGGTCTCAAGGCCACCAGCCTCGACCGTCTGCGCGAGCTCAACCCCAACGAGTCGGCCCGCACATGGAGCCTCACCGAGAACAACGCCGGCTACATCACCTATCCCTCGTCATACTTCGTCGAGGACGGCTCGTACCTGCGTCTCGCACAGGTGACACTCGGCTACACCTTCCCCCAGAAGTGGATGAAGAAAGCCCTCATCTCCAACCTCCGCCTCTATTTCACCGCCAACAACCTCGCCACCATCACGGGCTACTCGGGCTACGACCCCGACGCATCGTCCAAGAACGACGACGTCATCTGTACCCCCGGCTACGACTCGTCGGCATACCCCATGTCTCGCAGCTATGTTGTCGGTGTGAACCTCTCATTCTAA